TTGAGCTTGAGCAGAGGCTGAGGCAAGCTGTGGAATGGAACGACGAAGGGAGGGGGCATCCGTGTTAGGAGGGAGTACGAAAGTAGTGGAAGAAGAGCTGTTCTGTAGAGCAGAGTCCCGTCGAGTATTTACTCCCATGAGGTACGCTCCAGCACCTGTGACAGTACCTCCTTCTGCGAAGTTTCCTCGTTTCTGATTGATGAGATTCCAAGCACCAGAAGCTTTCAAGCGTCTCATGGTGTCTGCCTCACCATTCTTGGTTGTCAAGACTTCTTCACCTTCATGAAGTACTGCCACAAAAGGTTTCCTGCCGCTCTGTGCGCTTTCTCTGCTCATGGCTGCTGCAATGGGATTAGAGCCTCCTGCATAGTTTGGTACTGTGCCACCACCAGCAAAAGCACCATCCGCAAAGTTAGGAATCACGCTGCTTCCCACAGTACCTCCACCTGCAAACAGTAGAGGTAGTACAGCATCTATTCCACCTGCTCCACCCCCTCCACCTAAACCTCCTAGCAGACTTCCTAATATCCCACCAAGTCCTCCTCCACCGCCTCCTGAAGAGGAAAGTAGGCTGTTCAGCAACTGAGGCAAAGTTTGTAACAGCCCACCAAAACCGTCTAGCAAGCCTGGGAAGATGCCTTGTAGCCCTCCCATGGCTGCACCAAGAGCATCAAAGCCCCCCACTAGAGGGTCAAGCTGAGCGCCAATGCCGTAATCTGTAGCGCCTTGGCTACCAAGTCCTCCAAGACTGCTAAAGAAGCCTCCACCTTCTGCTCCAGAGCTTCCACTAAGTCCTAGAGAATCTGCGGTAATTCCTGAACCACCTGGCAAGTCTCCTAAGCCAGTACCTTCTAGGTTTACCACAGAAGCTGAGACGTTCATTAAAGGTGTTGTCATCCCGTGCTCTGCGCCAAAGCCCCCTAGCGTTTTGATTGCCCCCTTGAAGTCTCCAGTATCTTGTCCCTTGCGCTTAAACTTTCCAGTGGTCATGAAGTTTCCAAGAGCGTTGGAGATGATATCAATGCCAGGAGCAGCCATACCTTTCAGTACAGACTTAGCCATTTCTAGACCAATCTGACCCAGATTGAGATTACCATTCATAATCCCATCTAACACTGAGTTCAAGCCTGTACTAATTGAGCTGCTGAAGGTGTCCTTCATCTGCTTCTGAATCACTTTAAGCTGGTCTTTCAAGCCCGTCAACTTAATTTTCTGCACTTGAGAGAACGCTTGAAGTAGCTTGTCTCCACTTTCTTGTCCATAATCGCCACTAGCCTTAAGCTGCTCATTGAAGTTATCTAAGTCAACCTTGGCTTGCACAAGTGCTGTGTTGTAAGCAACAACTGCATCAATGCGACTCTTATCTAGATTAGAGATTGGAGCAGATTGAGCAGCAGACTGGATAGCTCCTCCGAGAGTACTCATCACAGAAGCATTTTTGTTGTTCTGTTCGCGTCTTGCAAGGTCAGCAGCGTTCGCCTGAGCAGCACTTCTAGCAGCAATGGCTCCTTGTTCTCTAGCTTCAGTGAGAGCAAGCTCAGCAGCAATTGTTTTGCTGATAACATCTCGCTTAGCACCTGTCATTCCTTGAGGGTCTTCCCAATCTAGAATAGCGGCCTTGAATACGTCAGCAATCTTTTTGATGTTCTGCACTTCAGAGCTTGGCAGCTTGCTAGTATCTAAGCTATCAATCTTCTTCAAAGCTTCTTCAAACTGTCCCTTGCTACTGAAGTTCTGAGAGTTCTCTAGAGTCTGCTTCTGGTTAGCAATGCTATCAGTGAGAGAGAAGGAAGCATCGTCAATCTGCCGCTGTCTTGCAGCAGCTTCTTGACCAGGAGACAACGTACTGAACATTTGACCCAAGCTAATAATGCTCTGCTCAATGCTTCTTCCAGCATTACGCAGACTTTGATTAACCTGAAGGGCTTTGTCAGAAATTCCTTTAAGTCCTTCAAGCCCATCATAAAGTCTATCAATCACCTTAGCAATGTTGTTACGAGTGATGGCTTCGCCTTTAGCCGCGTAAGCAGCGAGTACTTCCTTAGCCTTACCAGACGTGTTGTAACCAATATGAGACAGGCCAGAGTCTAGAGTGAGTCCAAAGTGTCCTAAGAACTTACCAAGGCCATCCTGAGCCATCTGAGCCAGGGTAGAGTCATCGTACTTCTCACCCCTTGTACCAATGGCAGAATAAGAGTCAGCACTGATTGCATCTTGACTTGCCTTCCCATTGTTATAAGTAGGAAGTGCAAAGTTCTGACCAGTGACCTGGTTGAAATTACTAATGGCAGAAGCATTATGGTCTCTTCCCTTGTTGTTGCCAGCAAACGCGCTGTAGATAGAAGCAGCTCTAGCAAGTTCTTGTACAGAACTCTGTCCCAATGCAGCTCTACGCTGAATGAGTTCGTATTCTTTTCTAAGAACGTCTTGCTGAGTTTGATTCCAGAAGATTGCGGTCTGGACAAAAGTTCCACCACTAGGAGAAGAAGCACTCTCATTTCCACCATAAGAGGCAGCAGGAGAAGCTGCTTTCACTGCCTTAACGAAGTCAGGAGCAGCTAGAGGGAAGCCCCCCTGTGCTTGTGCAGGGCTGCTGAAGCTTTCTCCCCCTCGGTCTTGAGGAGCAAGAACGTTCCCCTTTCCAAGGTTAATGATGCTTCCTGGAGCCAGTACTTCTCTCAAGTAACTGACAAAAGGATTGTACTGCCCAGAGTTCCCGTTGTTAAGTACATTGCCTTTACCAAAGTCAGCAATGCCACCAGGACTTCGCTCGTTAATATGTTTAACGAAAGGATTACCACCACTAAGCACGTTTCCTAAGCCTGTGTCAAACACTCCAACGCTTCCGGTAGCCTTCCTTAAAGCTTCCTTGAATGGTTCAATAGCTTCTTCATGAGCAGCGCGTTTCTCACTGTAGCCTTCAGGTGCTTGTTGTACAGGAAGGAAGCCACCCGTTCCCTCCGGCGCGGAGAGCGCAGGGGGAGGAGGTAAAGTGCCTTGGCTACGTGTAGGAGCATTAGGAACAGGTAGATTACCAAGTCCTTGTGCCATGAGGTTAGATGCCACTGTCATAGCATCTACAATTCCACTTAAAGGAGCAGCAAGTGCTGAGTTAAACTTCTCACCAGTACCTTGAATCAAATCGTTGAACTTATCAAGCTTCTGTTGACTATCATTCTGCCCATATTGGTCAACATTAATGCGAGTGGAAGGCTCAGGAATCTTGAGCATCTGATTGATGCTTTCCTGACGGTCTTTCTGAGAGTTGGCAAACTGACGCTGCTGAGTAGTGTCTGAACGGAACAAGTCTCTAGCAGCTCTCATGTTCTGCCGCAAAGCACCATCGTTCAAAATGTCGTTAATACCGTTGATGGTATCAAGGATAACCTGGAACACTTGACGGTCGAGAGATTCAGTCATGCCAAGCATAGCCTGACGCATCTTGTTCTTGGCTTCCAATGCACCAGTACTAATATTGAGGCTCACAATGTCATATTGCAAGTCTTCTAAGTTGTCACTCAAACGAGTGAAGTAGTCTCTCACACTTTCGTTAAAGGCAATAAGACTTTCTTTCATCTGACGAATTTGTGCTTGAGTCACTTCCACCACATTCTGCTTGATTGCGTCAAGCTTCTGTAGTTGCAGCCCTCTAGTGGCTTGTTCTAGCTCAAGGTTCTTCTTGCGCTGTCCTAGAGCATCTTTAACATCTGAATCTCCTGTGAGTCCTCCAGCAACTAAAGGCTTCTGGTTTCTAGCAGCTTCATCAAAGGCGTTCAGCGCCTTCGTCACGCCCTCAAAGTCTAGATTCTGAAGATTGGTACCTGTGAGAGCTTCCACGAACCTCTGCTGGTCTCCACTGAGTGCTGAATACGCTTCAGTGTTACGAGCAAGTTCAGCAGTGTTCTTGTTTATTTCTTCCTGAAGAAGTTCAGGAGCGAGTAACTGAGTAGCTTTGTCAGCTTCAGCTAAACTTCCTCTTCCTGACACAACATCTTGACTAATTGCTGTTTGTGCTTGTAGCTTAGACCTCTCAAAGCCGAATGCAGCAGCAGCATTTGCAGCATTAATGCGCTCAATCACGTTTAGCACGTTCTTGAGGCTGTTCAAGTAGGTGAGATTGGCTTCTGCTTCTCTCTGAGCGGCTCTAGCGGAGTCTAAGTGAGCAGCGCTCTTATTGACAAGTGCCTGTCGAAGTTCTTTCAGTAGTTCTAGTTGAGGCTTAAGCGCTTCTGCTGCTTGTCCTCCTGCTTCAATGGCAGCAATCTGTCCATTAATCTGTTCTAAGTTAGCAGTTTCAAGACCACTCTTGTTAAAAGTACTTTCATCAATACCTAGCCCATAAGCAATTCCTTTAGCTTCAGGCTGAGACTTAAGAATTTCATATCGTTTAGCAATGTAGGAACTAAGATTCTTTAGCTTCTCGTCAGCATTAATCTTCTCTACCTTGGCTTCTTGATAGCCTTGGTCTTCTGACGTTATTTTGAATTGAGAACGAAGCTTAGCAAATGAAGCAAGCTTGTTGTTGTACTGTCTCTCTAGCAATTGAGAAGTATCTGCATTACTACCTTCAGCAACAGCTAAAGAAATCTTAAGAGGATTCTGACTGGTGAGCTTCTGAAGTTCTCTAATCTGTCTTTTCAGCTCTGTTTCAGCAGCTTTTAGAGGAGGAAGTTGTAAGCTAAATTCTCCACCAGTACGTTTAGCTTCTGCAATTTGAGCCTGAACTCTTTCAAGTTCGGCTTGGAACCTTGCGAGTCCTCCATTCCCATCAGAATCTGAAGGCACAATGCTTGCATTAAGTCCTTCTAAAGCTTTCTTGTAATCAGAAACCTGCCCTTTAAGTAAGTTGATTCTATTCTCGTCTTTGTTGGGCTTAATACCTTCAATAGTGAGCGCGGTTTCTCTCGAAGCTATCTCAGCTTGAAGTCTTCTTACTTCACTTCCTGCAAACTCTCTATTTTTTTGAGGTTGATTTGCAAACCTATCAGTGAGAGTGTATACGCGCTTAAGAGCTGTGTTCTGTTCTACCGCAAGATTTGCATCATCACTCTTGCCATAAGTTCCTAAGCCACTACCTTCCTTCAGCTCACCGAGAGTCTTTTTCAAATTAGCTACTTTGGTTTCTAGTCCCTTCTCACCAGTAATCCAAGTGCTAACATCAACAAATTCACCTCGTCTCAGCGCATCGAGTCTTTTTTGCGTATTCTCAAGTTCAGATTCTACAGAAAAGATTCTAGTGCTGTTGATTGCTTTCGGCGTAACATCCAGAATTTGTCCTAGGCTAGTTACAGCAGTAGGGTCATATGCAGCAGATGCTGTTACACTGGACTTAAAGCCATCTTTACCAATCTTTTGAATGTCTTCAACTTTTTTGCGATATTGCTCTGCACTGTTAATCATCAGTGCAAAGCCAGCCACCACTGCAATGGGAATTGCGACAGGCATGCTTAACGCACCAGCAAGTAAACTACCACCAGTAGTTCCTCCTGTCTGCATCACAAGGCTTCCAGCAAGCTTAGGCATGAGACTTGCAATGCTCATGGTGGCAGAAGCAAGAGTTTGTGCAGCAAAGAATTGCAGCCCTTTACCAAACAAACTAAATGCTCCAGTGACCAAGCCTAACTTGCTCACAATCCCAAAGACTTGAATTGTTCCTAAAGTGGCAATGATTCCAGCAAAGGGTGCAAGACCCTTCACCACCGGAGTGAGACCTTCCGCAAGGTCAGCAAGACCAGAAAGCATTCCACTCACTATACCTAAAGGAAACTGACCGAAGGCCACATTCACTTCCAGCATGGAGTTGCCAAGGCGATTCATGGAAGCAGGAAGGCTCTTAAGTCCTTCTGCGTAGGCTCCACTACTCATCTTAACCAGTTCATCTAGTGCTTTAGGAACAGCCGTGTAGGAACTCACTTCCCCCGCACTAATCTTCTGAGTTAGTTGACCTACGCTAAGATTCTGAGACTTGGCAAAAGCAGGAATGATGGCAGGAACTGCTTCAGCAGCTTGCTGACGCAGTTCTTCCATGCTCACCACGCCCTTAGCAAACATTTGAGTCATTGCTGTCTCAAATCGCTGAGAGATTTCAGGACTTAGCTGCATTGCCTGATTGATTTTAGTAATCTTCTCAGTGATGGCAAGAGCATCGTCTTCAAGAGGAGTACTAATTAATCCACCTTGAATAGCAGCAGCAAGTCTAGCTGTTTCTCTGAAGTCACTACCAGTACGTTGTGCTAACTTACCAATGTTCTCTAAGTTAGATGAACCGCTCTTTCCTAACGATTCAAATTGAAGCCTTAAAGCTTTAATTTCTTGAGCAAGTCCAAGCTGTGCAATGCTGTAAGCAGCCACTCCTAATCCAATCGTCACAAACGCAGCTTGTCCAGCGAACTTAAGTATTCCTAAGTTCTGCATTACAGTTTGCACACCGAAAAGCATCTGACCCATCACTGGCCCTGCAAATGCCTGTGCAACGTCTATTAGTTGATGGAAAGGTTCTCTAAGCGCTTGAAGGTTAGCAAACAGATTCTCGGCTTTCTTCCCAGCATTTTCTAGAGATGTTGCAACAGTTGCTCCTGCATGAGCTGCAACATCTTTCATTCCTTCAGCACCAACATTCTCAGCGAAGGCGGCTCCTCGCTTCCCTGCAATGTCACCTGTTACAGATTTTCTTAAAGGTGTGAGCAAGTCTGGAGAAGGTGTTCCTCCTTGTAACTTGATGCTTCCATAAATGTCTAAATAGTGATTAGCAACTACCTGTAAATCTTGAGCAAGTTGCTTAATTCCTGCATCATCACCCGCTTTTTGAGCTTCCTCAAAGTACTTTCTGCTCTTGATGATTAAGTCGTCATAGGAAGCCTTAAGCACTTCCAAATCTGCTACAGATTTGGTGCTATCAATGGAGAAATGTTCTCCATTGGCTTTAGGAAGAAGCTTAGACATTCCCTCAAACAGTTGAGTTCCTTTACGTGCTTCAGGATGCATTGCGCTAATAGCACGTAGCATCCCTTGCAAGTCTTCAACAAACTCTCTGGAAGGATTCTTAACTCCCTCCATTGCGTTGATGACACGGCTGTAGGCCGCCACAATATCTTCTGTGCCTAGCTTCTGTCCACTAATTGCTTTAACTTGGCTGTCGAGCTTAAGTTGAGCAAGTGAAGCACTGCTTTCTTTGATTGCAAACTTCTCTTCAGGGCTACCGTGCTTACCAAACAGTTGCTTCAGCTCAGCAGCATACTTCTCGTAGAACGCTTTCTCAAACGTGTAGGCTTGCTTCTCGTATTCCAGTCTCTTAGCATACTCTTGGGGATTGCTAATCCCTGCCATGTCCGTACTTGCTTTAGCAGAACGAAGAATGCCAGCAGCATGTTCTGGAGAAGGAACTTGCTCAGGAAGAGTCGTTCCCATCTGCTCAGCAAATGCTTGAGTGCTATGAAATAGCTCATGTCCCAACAAGGTGATGAAATCATCCACCATGATGCCGTACTTAGCGGCGATTGCTTTTGGTTCTGCAATGTTTACACTATTAGTGTCTTCTGTAAAACTTCCCGCAGCGTAAGGACTCTTGTATTGCTTTTGAGTGCTATTAACTGATTGTAGATACCATTCAGGAACACCTGTTTCTTGCGAAACAAGGCTTTTGATTGGAGCGATTAATTCATGCAGCACACTGCCTGGGACAATAGGCTTTGTGCCATCTTGCACACGCGTAGATTCCATCTTAAATAAGTGCTGCTCACCAAAAAAAGACGCATTTGGAAGCATTTGTTTAACTTTTTCCCAAGACTCCTGGGAAAAATCGTTACCATCTCTAACCGTGGTATTGTCTGAAGCGCTAATTTCAACTCTAGTAATAATGTTTCTAAGATTTTTTACTGCATCACCTAGAAGGATAAATTCATTCCACAAAATGCTGAGATTAGCAACCTCAGGAGTTTGCTTCATTGGTGTATAGTCAGCAAGAGGTAGCAAATGTTCGTTCTTGCCTGAACTTCTCATGCGGTCTCTAGGGGTTAAAGTGTCCCCTGGATACCACAAAGTATTGTTTTTAATTTTAGAATAATCAAGTTCAACGGTAATTCTTCCATATGTTGACATTCCTAAAGGGTTGCCCGTTTCAGGAGAAAAGCTATCATTCACAGGTTTTATGTGAGGATACTTAGAGTTTTGTTTTGATTGTGCGATAGTCCCATAGAGTACGTCATCCTGACCAAACACTTCTTTATGCCGATAGTCAAAACCTTGTGACTTGCTTTGGTATCCTTTTTCGAGAATAGAAACAAGTGTTCCAACGTCAGGAACACTATGTAAAAGTCTAAAATCATCTGAAAAACTTGCGTCAGTGTGCTTATTAGGCTGAAAAGGTAGTGGTTTGTTTTGTTCACCAAAAAACTTAGCAGGATTGAACTCAAAACGCTTGTTGTTAGCTTCTACTCCTGTGTTAGGCACATTAAGGTGTTCTAAAGCAGATTTTTGAACTTCAGAAAAGAACGTGTCAAAAGTTTCTTCTGTAAAATGCAGTGTTGTCAGTAATTCCTTAATCACTGCTCCGAATGTGCTATTCACATTAGGAAGAATAGCTTCTAGCTTAGGTATTGAAGAATCTCTTACGTTACTTGAGCCGTACATGTCAGATAGCAGCTCTTGATGCTTATCAAACACATTATTCTCAACAGAAAACATCTCACCTTTATACTGGTGAGTGGAAAGTTCTTCGTTGCCTTCCTGTGCCATGTTTCGCACGGCTTCTAAATACTTATCTTTGTTCTGCTCCACATCTGAAGCGGCACTTTCTACAATTGCTTTAGCCCCTGAGGAAACATTCATGACAGTTCCCAACGTTGTCTCAGCTCTAGTTTTTCCATTAGGAACTGATTTCATTTGCTGTTCTAAAAAACCTTGCAAACCTGCAAGGGTTCTTGCTTGTGAAGCTGAAATGTCAGGAGCGCGTCTAAGGTCTTGTACGCGCTTTTGAGTGATTAGTAGTTGAGCAAGAGCCGCATCTAAGTTGGAAGAACTTCCTTTCTCACCAAGTCCTACGCTGTTGATGTTTACAAGCTCTTGGAAAGTCTTAACAGATTGAGTTGCAAGTGTTCTTACTCTTGCAACTTCGTCTCTTAGAATCTTTTGTGCTGAAGCATCCCCTCCTTGTTTTTGAGCTTCCGTCTGCCCTACTACGTTTTCAATAGCACCTTTAACCGCAGGAAGTGACTGTGTACCTGCTTCCACTTGACTCATGAGGTACGAAGTAATTGCTTGCTTAGAAGATAGCCGCATCTCTCTAAGCTGACGTTCGCTGATGCCTAAGAAGTTAGCAACCTTGCGTAGTTCTGCTTTAGAAAGAAGTGCTTCTCCACTACGCGCATCCTCCATCATCATGCTTCCTAAAGAAGAAGCAGAAGCTTGTGCTATTTTGTTTTGAGTTCTTTCTACTCTTGACGTAGGCTCAAGAATTTCTTGCGTGAGTTTTGTAAGCCCTGCATAAGCTTGTGCAGCAGCCACAGTATTTGCTTCATTTCTAGTAGCAGCAAGACCTGCAACAAACTGCTCAATAGCAGCCCCGCCTTTAGTAAGAGCATTGGCAAACGCAGCCAGTCCAGAGCTTGCAGTAGCAATAGCGCTACTAGCTTCTGGTGAATCTCCTGTCTGAGTAGCTTTGTAATTCTTAGCAAGCTGCTCAACACTGACTCCTGCTGCTTTTGCTTGAGAAATCACGTAGGAAGCTATGAGCTTAGAGAGATTTCCCATTCCTCCACTCTGTTTTAAGAGTGCAGCAAAGTCAGCCTCATTGAGACTACTCTTAAGCATGTTCACTGCTTCCTTGGTTAGGAAGTTAGTGGCTTTTCTTTCCTTGTTTCCAGTGACAAAGTTAGTTGCTGCTTCTTTGGCATTACTAATATCTGCAACACCTTTCTGCTTAATTTGCTGAAGGATTTCACTTCTAGGAATGATAGCGTTCTCTATTGCTTGTAGAACAGTTCCTACGCCAGTGGCGGTGTCTTTAACTGTGTCCACAATGTTATCTAGTTGATTCACTGTGGAAGCAGATGCTTCTTTAGAAATTGCTAGAAGGTCTGCAATACTCATTTCTCCCATCTGTTCAAGAGAAAGATTAAAGCGTTGAGCAATCTTTTCTCTTAACGTTGCAAGTTTTTGACTGCTCTTTGCTGGAAAGCTAAGTTCAAGCTGACGGCTACCATCGTCAACAGCTTGAGAGACTCCTCCGGCTTCTCGTACGGCAGAATTAAAGTTTCCGCTCTTAGTTCCTACTCGCTCAACAGAACGGAGCACTCCTTGACCATTCTTATCTAAAGCATAGACAAGTTTGTTAATGCTGGCCTCAGTCATTGTCTGAGTGCGCAGAGAGCCTTCACCACGTCCTTGAGTGTCAGCAAACTTAACTTCCTCAAAAGTCATGAACTTCTGAAGCTGCTTCATCGCAGTGGCAGCATCAAGCCAGCCAACTTCTAAGTCGCCTAAAATGGAATTGATTTGGCGAATTGCAGGGTATAAATTTTCAGTAGCTAAATCAAGCTTAGCAAACTCACTGATAAGTTCTGCTAAATCAGCTTCTGAAAGCTGTCCTTGTGCGTCAAGCTTTTCAAACGCAGTATCTAGCAGATTGAAGCTTTCTGCTAAAGCATCAATTGAATTGAGAACACCATTGATGGAACCATCTTCAGGCGCGTACCCTGCTTGAGCAAGAGCAGGAGTGGCAGACTTCAGCATTTCCTGATAGTCTGCCTTATTCATCTCTTTAGCGAGTCCTCTAAGGTCAGAGGTGTCTGGTTGTTCCTTAGCCTTGCGGCCTCTACGGTCTTTAGCTACTGGAAGGAACTCTGCATTCTTGTCTTTAAGTAGCTCATATAGCGCATTAAGCTGTTCCAGTAAGCCTGGAAGGTCATAAGCTTCTGTTTTTCTAAATTCCTGCTGCTCTTCTTTATCTCCTAAGGGCAAAGGAATCTTACTATTCTTGTTACCAAGTGCTCTTGCAATTGATGTTTCAGGAGCAGTAACACTACTTATCAAATGCATGAAAGTGCTTTTCAACTGCGGTTCCGTCATGCCTTGCACAACACCAGCAGGAAGCACACCTTGAAGATGCTTTCCTAGTTCTTCTAGTACTTTGGGATTAGCAGCGTAAGACTCAAGTTCATGTGACTTAATGCCGAACTTTCCTGCGCCTTGAACAATGCTTTCAGATGAGAGTTGCCGCAAGCTCTTGTCCACAAACATGCTCAGGCGATAAAGATTCTCACCAAAAGCATCTGTGTTTTGAAGAATTGTGCGGTTGTTGCCTAAATTACCTTGAGGAGTTGCAGTTGTTCCTAAGCTAGAGTATCCTAAACCAGCAGTTTGAATTTCAGGAAGTCCTAAAGCACGAAGAGCTTCAGAAAGCTGACGCATAGACTCACTACCAATGGAGTAGCCTACCCCCTGAATGTTGCTGGCATCACCCTCTTGCAGTTCTAACAGACGAGCAAACACTGCAAGGTAAGTAACAAGTGTTTTGTTGTAACCAAATAATGCATTGCTGATACGCTCAGTTGCAACGTTATCACTAGAGAAAGCATCTTTCCCTGTGGTACCAAAGATTTTAGACAGCACTCCAGAGATTACGTCAGTGGGTCGCTGTCCTTGGACTCCTTGACCTTCACCATAAAGAGCATTAGGTTTAGGAGTGATGATTTGGCTGCTAGGAATTATGGCGGCAATAAGCTTCTGCCAGCCTTGCTCACCATCACTGAATCCAGAAGCAAAGATGGTCTTTAGTCCCTGCTCTGACAATTCCTTCTCAGCGTCGTCCATGAACGCTGTGAGCGATTTTAGGTTTGCAATTGCATCGTCATAAGCAACTTGCATCCCCGCAAGTCTGACGGGACGTAGAGCCGTCTGTGTGAGACGAATTGCAGCAGTGGTTAAACTGTTTTGCATCACATCCGCTAGAGGCTGAGCAATGGCTATTGCAAGTTCTTTGTCGTACTTTCTTACAGCCGTCTGTACACGTTTCTTGTAGTCGTCGGCACCACGTTGAATCTCTTTCTCTTGGTTCGCAACAAGGATTTTATTAAGCTCATCTAACGCAAAGTTGGGCAGCTTTGTTCCATCTGTTTTGCTTTGAGTGATAACTGTGAGAGTTTCTTTAGGGTCTGCTGCTAACTTGAGTTTCTGGTAGAGCTTAGTTAAAGAGTCACCGAGGTCTTCTGCTGCCATTCCAGCAGCTTCCATCACTCCATTACCGTTTAGAATTTCTTTGAAGTACTTTGCAGAATCTTCTTGTGCCTTGTTAAATTTAGGAGCGACATTTTCAAAGCTTGCTGCTTTTCCAAAAGAGTATGCAGCAGTGTTTAGTTTTCCAATAAGTGCATCAAAATCGCGTAGGTCGAATAATTTCTTAGCAATCGCATCACCATAGCTTTTAGCCACCATTCCAGTGACATCACCCACAGTTCGTCCAGCACTTTGCGCTCCTTCACCAAAGCCTGTGCCACGATAGAACTGTCGTGAAGCGCTACGAGAGAACTCATCTGCTGCTGCCTTGAAAGGACTTACTGCAAGTCCAATGAGTTTTTCTAAAGGATTTGCTTTCTGACTTTCCAATGCTTTACGCATCGCGTGGTAAAGCGCATTAGATGTTTCACCTCTTAGATGAACATTCACATCTTGCTTAATCTTCACATCTAGAATTGCAGCTTGTTTTAGCTGACGCAATTCACGCTGAAGACTTGAAGAATCAATCTTTACTGGAATAGTTATGGGGGTGGAAGAAAGCTTAGATACATCAATCTTAGGGACAATTCCCCGCTCTAACTCAGCTTTAAGAACTCCCCAATGACGTAGTTTGAGGTCAATGACACTGTTGAAATTGTGTAAGCTGCTAACATCAATCTTAGGGGAGATTCCTCTAGAAAGATTTGTTCTAAGAGTTTCCCACTTTTGAGTGGCTTTAGTAACATCGAGGTCTAATTGAGTTTTCATCCCAGCAGAAAGTTTCTGCTCAAGATTAGTCAGTCTAGAGAACTCAGGAGTGACAATAACTTTTAATTCAACAGTCTCTTTAATGCTCAATGTCTTCTTCCCTAAGTTCTCACTATTTTTGAAGCTTTTTAACTACATTTTCTCTAAACAAATAGAGCAGCCCGCAGCCTCTGGCGAGGACTGCGTTTTGCCACTCTTGAAGACTCTCCTAACTATCGTAAAGCACAGAATAAATCTGTAGATGCATTTGAGGGTTCAGCGTTCCTGGAGAATGAATGATTCTGTCCAGTTCAGCTTTAGTCTTACTACTTAATTTGTTGACTACCTTGTTTCCTTCGTCTGCCATAGCATCAGGAAAAGGAAGAAAATCAATAGGACTTAGTTTCTTTCCTGGTTTCTCAGGGTCTTGATTTGCGGTGTAGAAAAGAAATGATTGCTGTGCTCCTCCCCAATTCAAGTAATTAACTTTTCTTTGGGCATGACGTATTTCCTTAACAATAAAGCTTACTGGATACCCAAAGAAATTTCTAAAGTCTAGTTCAGCTTGCACCTCTTTAGCGGAAGTGAGAAGGCTTTCTAGCCAGTCACCTTGGCTGGTTTCTTTTCCTTTCCCTCAGCAGTTTCTTCAGCTTCTGGTTCTGCATCTCCTTCCTCAGAAGGTTCTGCAAGAGTCTTGAGACCAATTTGTTCAGCCATGAACTCTGTAAGCTCGCTCTTGGTTTTCTCTCCTAACGAATAAAGCTTCTCCAGTTCCCATTCTTCATCTGTGTGAAGAGACAGAAAGAAACAGAAAATGAGGTCACTTAGCAAGCGCATGTTCTCGACATACTCGCTAATGTTCTTATCTGCTTGACGGCGAATATCACGATAGCGCAGCATCAGCTTAGGGTTCTTCATAGCGGCATCAGGAATAGCGCTTAAACTTGCATACGCTTCTTCAAAGGAAGGAAACTCTTCAGGGAATGCTGAGAACAACTCTGCTGCATTCTCAAACATAAAGGAAGTTTGCTTCTCTTGTAGGCGCTCGTTGCCACGAATGGCTAGATTGCGCAGGATTAGCTCACCTGCTGGAGTTTCTTCAAATACTTTCACCTTTTCGGTGCCAATGTTCTTACGAGTGTAAGGAACTTCTTCTGGAAGTTTGAAATTCAGGCCGTAAGAGATGCCAAATTCTTCCTTTGCCATGCTGATGAGCTGGTCACGCGCACTAAGCGCTGCTTTCGTTGATACTGTCATTTTGTGCCTCTTGAAATTGAAATAGAAGGGTGTTTATCAAGGTTGTCATGAGCTTTGGGCGTTCTTTAAGCTGGTAGACTCCAAAAGGTCTGGAATCATGCTTCATAGGCCACAGATAAAGCTCTAATCGTGCAGGAGCCGAGGGGAAGATGAAGCCTATCTCAGCCTTAAGCACCCCTTCCTGGCTTTCTCCGTAAAGAGCAATGCCAGCAAAAAGCGCTGTCTGACTGCGATTCACTAAAATCAATTCTCTAAGCTCTTTGTAAGTTCTTCTTCATTATCTAGCTCCGCTCAAAACTAGAGGCTACTTATCTAAGTATCTTCAGTTTTCCTTTCTAGAAATAATATTTAACCAAATTGCCGTGTTTCTGGCGATAATGAAGTTGGCTGGGGGATATTTGAAGCGTCAACGAAGCTTAGATAGGCACACAAGATAATGAGTATGTACGGCAATCCAGACGCACTGAGCAAGATGGAAGAGAAGATTGACGCAATTGAATTAGAGGTCACGAAACTCTCAGGTGTTCACAACAATATTGGGAAACTTGAGGGAGTTCTGGACGAAACACGTCAGCAAGTGCAAAACCTAAACTTGCATCTAGGAAAAATGCAGAGCGTTGCAGAGACTTATAACAAGTTTATGGGAGTTCTTTTAGTTGTTCTCACGGTGCTGATTCCTATTGGGTTCTCAGCAGTGGCTGCAAGTGTGACAAACAACTCAGTTAAAATAGACACTGCACTAAAAACAAGTTACGACGCTCAGAAGCACATGGAAATTTACAAATATCAACTAGATGGATTGAGTGATAGGCTAGATATTGCTCAACAAGAACAAAAAAGACTCCTTAATAAATAAGGAGTCCAGGGTCAAAAAGAAGGAGATAATGTGTCGCGTAAAAGTTAGGTAGCACCTCCTATTTCTTCAAAAGGATTCATCTCAAACGGGTTGACTTCTTCTTCCATTCGCTCAGCAAGCGAATTAGTTAGAAGTACGTTGTAAGCTTGGGTTGAATCGTCCTGTCCGTAAGGTGCAGCTTGTAGAGCATGTGTTTCTACAAATTTAACAAAGCGTTTGAGAGATGCTTTGTTATTTCTGAGTTCTACTGTCCACAAGCTAAAGATTTCCATTACGCTACTTTACCTCCTTTAGTTAGGGATTGAAACTTAGCAATCCCTAGAGAGATTGTCTCACGCCCAAGAGTGGAACGAAGCAGAATTGTTGCTGCTCCAATGAGCCACACCAACGGGTCGTGATACGTCACTCCAAGGAAAGCTAGAAGGTGTCCGTCAATAGACATCAGATTGTCCAAGTTGTCGTAGGTACCTTCAAAGAAGTCTAGCACTTCTTGAGAAAGTGGGTAGTCTTCTGCCTCTGCATAACCTGCTGAAGTTTCGTAAGAAATAGGTAATTCAGCTACTTCTTCACCAGGAGTCCAGATATCTTCTTGCACGTTTGCCATAAACTATTTAGCCTCTAATGTTTTTAATTTGATGATTTTATCTTTGCACCAATCATCTAAGTGTTTTTTTAGAATAGCACAGTCCTTAAATTCTTGCAAGTCATCTGAGACAGCTATTTGTTCATAAGATGATTGAAAAAACTTATAAATGTAACATTCTTGTGTCTTCCAGTCAAACCGAGCAATGTACTCATCTCCTTCAAAGTCAAATGAATGAACATGGTAAGACTTAATTTTCACGGTGTTAGCTTTAGCCTCGTTCCTTTTGTTTCCCAATAGTCAAGTACTTCTGGTGTCCAATCTTTAAGAATTGGTAGAAGTCCTTCACAGAAAGCTTGGCATTCAAGTTGAACGTCCCGCTTATTTCTTAATTGAAGAATATGCAGCCAGGAACGAAGGTTGCCGCTTACAACAAAATTCTGCCGAATATCGAAGAAGTTGTTCCCTCTTGCATGTTCTTCAGCAAGACCTTCCTTCAAGTCCTCTACATACTCCCAGCGGCTTCTCATTGCCTTAGCAAGGTGCCTTTGTCGCATTTCAGGAGTATAAGTATAAGGAGAGCCTTGTCGGTCGCTGTAGACCTGATTCACTGGACGTAGGTAGATAAGTTCCTCAATTTCTCTAGAGTCATCTGCAAATCTTTTACCACTGTACCTACTGCTTTGGCAATCGAAGCTCAGGTGTCTGTGTGTACGAAGCTGCTGCATAACACTGTGAGGGAATCCAGCGGTGGCAATGACAAGTTGTGGATGTTCCAGTATTCCATAATGTCCTTTTTCTAAACAGTTTCGTACTAAGCTTTCACCGTAAGTAGCTTCTGGCTTATTTAGGTGATGCAGTTCATCTAGAACAAAGTTCTCGCTGTAGTCCTGGTGCATGGCAAGCCAGCACACCTTCTGAGGACTGTCCATTGCAGCTAGTTTCTGCACTCGAAAATACGGGTCTAGCTCAAGAAGTTCTTTTGCTGATAGTGGCTTATTCATTTTCTTTCTGCTCCTCAATGGAGAAATCGTAGTAGCCAACACCGTCTAGTAATCCCATAAGTATTTCAGCGTGTTCTTTTGAAGAAGCTTCTACCTTCAAAGGCTTACTACTAAAGCTTTTGGCACGTAAAAAATATCTCATCCAAGTCCTCCTTGAAATTGTAATGGACTCTTTGGACTAACAAACGCTTCATTAGCTGCCGCAGTTCCATGATGAATCGCATGAAGTCTCATGTCAGAAACGAAGGTGTTGCTTCCTAAATGTGAGCGGTTGTCAGAATCTTCTTGCAACCAAGCCTCTCGGTCTGCTTTGCAAGGGAAGATGTAGATACGCATCTCCTGCGTCTGTATTCCATACGCTTTCCTCGCTGTGCTGCGGGGAGCTTCTTCAGAACATTTCATTATTTACCACTCGCCAGAAACGCTAAGCCAACTATGACAATCATAAATGCAAACACAGACCAAGGAATGATTTGTAATGTTGCCACAATTTGCCAGTATCCCACAGGCTGTAGCCAAAAAATTAAGCCAGCGTTGCCGCAGCCTACAATGAATGTCCAAAGCAGTTGCTTGGCTGTGGTGCTGAGAGTGTTGTCTTTCATACAAAATTCCTCGTCTAAACTTTCTTTAGTCTAGACGAGGAAAAGAAATAAGTCAAGCAGAAAGCCTTAAGCTACCACAAGCTCCTCAGAGAATCGCGTATAATTCTTTATATTGCTGACCTCAAATGGAAGCACGTGCGATTGGTAACTGAGCAAGTCGTTTAGCCTTTCTGCTTTACCTTTCCACACAAGCTCTTCGCTACTTTCCTTAAGAAACTCAGCATTGAAATCAAAGTCCGTGCAGAGTTCATCAGCAGGAATGCAAAGTCCTTGAGTTACCCAATCTAGAGTGTCGTCTATAATCCTTTGAATAGCATGTGGCGGTGCAGTATTCCCTAGCTCTAAGTCTCGTAGCAAACCACGATTGGTTGCCACATGCCGCGATTCATCCATGCTAATCTGCTCACTCATGGCGGCTAGTTCACTTCCACCAGCAAGACGTAAGATAGCCAGGGAGATGAGGAACACTGCCACCTCTGCCCATGCTGCTTTCTGTAATGGATGTGCTTTACAAGTGTGGAACCACTCATCTTTGATGAGCATTGCTTCTTGCTTTGCTTCCTGACCTATTTGGTAAACTCTGGCTGCGTCTTGCACACCTTGGTCGTGGAAGGTTTCGTCAGAGATGTTGGTGAGGCATAAGCGCTTAACGAGAGGATTCTCATCAAAGAAAGTCTTTTCTTTTCTGCTCGCTTCTCCTAACCAGCCACCCACAGGAATCTCCAGCTCACAAGCAAGAGCTAGAGTGCGCTCAATTGCTTGCTCCACTCCCCATTCAGGCAGTACTGGAATGTCTTCATCATTAAAAAGCGTTAAGGGAGTCAGGTTCATTGGCTGAGGTTTCCAGAAGGTCGGTTTGCCGTCCTGGGTTGAGCGTTTCTGAAGTAGTGTTGCGTAGCTTGTCATTATCTTCTTCCTTTAATTGTCGGTATGCTGGGAATGTTTTTAACACACTTTCGTTGGGTAAAATATTCTCCATCCATTTTTCTAATTTAGCCCTGTCAAAGGGGTCTGGAGTACCTACAGTAATAATCACAGGAGGACGAGCAATGCGCTCATCACCCATGCGTTGAGTGTCATAAAAGAGTTCGTCCATTTCTATTCCTCACAAAGAGTACAACTTCCAGGGTTTGCAAGGCTACAAGCTTCCTGTTCCTCCATACTAGCACTTCCCGCTTTCTTTTCAAGATAGCTCTGGTCAGCACTTTGTACTTCAGTGTAGTACTTACCTTTGAGACTGGAATCTAACACGAAGTCTTCAAACCATTCTTCAGTAGCAGGAACTCGTAAGTCATAGCTAATGCCGTGAGCGCGTCCTGTGCGGTTCATCAGCTTTTGAAACAGTTCACAAGTAAGTTGATAGGTCTCTCCACTAACTTCTTTAGTGGTTTCCACATTGCCGTGTCTGTAGGTCTTGTTCTTCTGAGTGTCACTTACGCGAGTCACACGCTTACCTACTGGAGGGAAGATAGCACGGCAGGTAGTAAAGCCCTCAGCATCCACTGTCTCGTAAGAATGTGATTGTGCAGGTTCCACACAGAAGATGCGCTCAAGTAGAGGAAGTCCTCGTTTAATCATGTACTGGTCTGCTGCTTCAGTAGCTGTTTCCATACCGTCAGCAAGGGCGTAGACAAGTTCTAGTGCGCGAACACTTACAGTCTCTCCGTCAGACTGTCCTAGAAAATCCTTTAGAGCAATATTAAACTGCTCATAATTGATTCCCCAAATTCTTAAACAATTTGCAAGTCCCATCACATCAATGGCAATCTGACGGTCATCTTCTAAAGGAGCTGAGTTTAGAGCTTTCTCAGGATTGAGAAGTCTCCAAGTGGTGTGAATCTCACAAAGGTGTAAAGTGCTTTCCACATACGCAGCAATGATGTCTTGAGGCGTTAAGCACTGACCAAGGTTTACTCTCCAAAGCAAGCAAGTACCATTATCTGCGATGTCGAGCGCAATACAAACATTTTTGTAGATGTTCGAGTCTTTTTCTCGTTTCTCATGGAAGAGACTTTCTTCCATAGTTTTTTTGAGAATCTTTGTGACAAGTTCTTTCTCAGCCAGCACTCCATTATCAAAGCTGATTCCTTTCTTGTGGGAGCCAGGAATTTCAATTAAAGGAAAGTCCAGGTAATTGTGTATTTCGGATGATTCATACCACATTGAGGAAGTGATAATTCCGTTTTTGTAAAGTCCCCCTCGTCTAATAGTGTTATTGAGAACTCCGAAGAGCTGCAACAACGCACCAATGGACGGGGCTGCTGCATATCTTGCGATGTAATCATATATCGCAAAGAAGCTTGCGATGTTGCTTTCTTCTGAGCCATCACCGATTGCTCCTGTTGCTGTAAGTCCTTGAGAATTTGTAGTTCCGCATGGACGAAGAGCAGATAAGTCAATAACAATGGGGAGTTCTACATCATTTCCATCTAAGATATATTCGTAAAAAAGCTCCCAACTTTGTTCTATGCTAACACCTTGAGAAGTCCTTGCATCCTCCATACTGTCTTTTACAACAATTAGATAGTAGCTTAGAGCTTCGGATTCTCGACTATTAACCACAAACGTTTTCTGATATTCTGTTAGCTTATTGTAATCGGGATGTGATTCAGGTAAATAAAAGAACCAGTTAACCTTGTTAGGAACAGGAGACTCTGCTTTGTACTGGTCAAGAATGAGCTTCACTCCAGCGCCCCAGCGAAGGTCTTTGCTGGAGGCTATCAGAGTTTCAATGAGACTGTTCTTGTAGACACGCAGCTTGCAGCTAAAGGGCAAGAGATTTGATTTCCCTGCTTCTTGCTCAGCCAAGTAGTTACGAATGCGTCCTGGAGGAGTGGATTTGTTAGTCTTAAAGGTGCTTAAGTCGTAAGTCATTACGCAAGAAGCTCCTGGTAGACTTCGTTGATTTGTGTGGCGTTGTAGCCTTTGCTTTGAAGAGATAATACTACGAACGCATTTAGCATGGGAAGCTGCTTAATGAGTCCTTCTTCCACCATATCTAGCGCTGCTTCTAAAGACTTTGAATCTTGTGCTTGCTCCAATGTTTCACCTTTTGCATACACTGCGCCAGTGAGGAATGCTGAAAGCACTTGCTGCTTAATGAAGTCACCTAGTAGATGCTTGTCAATTGTTGCCTTCGGGTTTGCTTGTTTCATAATACTTTTTTAATTTTTGCGACAAAAAAGCCGCCACTAGAGGTTAGTCATTTCATAGTAGCGGCAAATTTTGTTTTAGTCAATGCTGTTGGTAGCAGCACATTTAGTAAGAACGTCTTTGTGAGAAATGCAATCAGCAACCAGGAATTTTATTCTCTGGGTAATTGCTGCGCTGGTTAGTCACACGAATGAACCAGTCGCGGAGGGAAAGATGCTTGAGACAGCGCAGAATGCTCAGCCCAAGTGAATAGCCCTTTCCCTAGATTTCTATCTTAGCTTAAGCAAGAGCAGGAAGCAACCACAAGCGACGAATGGCGTTGTAAGCAGCTTTCTGAGCAACGGACTGCAAAGCATAGATACGCCCTTCATACCAAGTAGGCTGAAGCACGATGGTCGAAGTAGCCTTCTGAATCTGTGCGGTTTGGTCTTGGAACGACAAAGCAGTCGTCTCCATTGGGCCAGTGATGAAATGCTGCTCATTCAAGCGAAGAGCAAGACCGTAGAAGCGTTGGTTGGTCGTAGCAGAGTCGTAGACTAAGCCAGCTTCCCAGAAGCCAAGGTCATCAATACGAAGCAAGAACTCAACCCCCATTTGAGGAGAGATGTTCGTCTTCGTGGTCTTCCCTTGGATACCATCACGAAGGATTTTGACATCCTCTGTTCCGATTTGGAAGTCAAGAGGAAGAGTCTTGAGACCAATGAACTCAAAGCGCTGGTAAGCCTCTGCTTCAGCATTGATGGTCACAGCAGCAGCAGGAGCTTCAATAGCTACAACAACTGGAGCGGTGTCAGTGATGGTGGCAGCAGCAGCAATAGTAACTTCAACAAAAGCTGAAGAGACCGAGAAGCTGAGAACGTCACCTGGATTGAGTTTGAGGGAGCCAGGAACAGGTGCTACAAGCTGCAAGGAAGCGGTGACAGAAGTAGTGGTGAGAGCAGCCGTGACCTCTACGGTGTAGAAGGTGGGGAACTTGGCGCAACCATCAAGAGGTGCTACGAGCAAGCGTCCTTCGCCGAGGATTTCTTCGCAAGACAAAAGAGTCTTTTCAAACTCTTTGACGTTGGCTAAATATTGTGGAAGAGTCATTTATGTGCAGTCCTTTCTGAAGAATAGTAAAAGCGACTGGCACATGAGGCACAAACAAAGTGCTTGGCTCAGTCTTTCTTCTTCATTTTCTGGAAAAGAGATGGAGGTTTGGTACGATAAACGAGAAGGCTATTCTTCTAGGAAATAGCCAACCTTCCGCTTTCCGTTCTGAATGATGGGAACTTCTGCTCTATCAATGCGCCATATTGCTTGGCTTATCTGGAGTTCAGCATCTTTTGAATACGGCATCTGCTGAGAGAATGGGAACATGTAGTTCTGAACAATTGTGTAAGCTAGGTGCAGCTTGTTCTGACTCTTGCTGTGGTCTTTGACTAGACAACGCCATCTATAGTTGTACTCAAACCTGTCACTGGGCAGAGGCATAGGCACAGGAGACACAATGATTTCAATACCATCACCTACCACTTCTAAAGCGTCTTCAGCGTTGTCTAGCGTCACTGCCCATTCACTATACTGTTCGGTGTGCTTGTACTTAGCAAGAATCTCCACACCGCATTGCTCTGCTCTGTCTCCTAACCAATGCTTAAACAGATTCACGAAGTCTAGTCCATTAGCTCTAACAAGCCCCAGCCTTTGGTCTTCAGAAAGTATTGGCGCTTTTCCTAATGCCATGATATGATACGGAAGAGTACAAATTCATTAGCACTTATGGACATTACCTGGGGACTTCGCCCTGAGTTTATCGAAGATTGGGAGAAACGCAAAGAAAAACAGCGCCTAGAAGCTTCTTGGGAGCATCTGGCAGCTTGTCATTCGCATCTAATTCAAGTGTACGAGCTTTACAAACAATCATTCAAAGAGGAGAAGACAAAAATGAATACGCGTAACAAACGATTGGAAATGGCAGAACTCCTTATTCTCACTGAGAGTCCTGAATTCAAAGAAGTTGTGCGTCAGCTTGCACTCATCAATGCACAGTATCGTAGCGATGAGCATAGTTTTGACTACATGGCAAAATACACCATTGACATTTATGATGACGGCAGTGGAGCTATTTACAACGGTAAGGACTATTTATCAGAATCTTTAACGGACTTCCCAGAATAAGGAGAAAATAATGGAAGAAACAATATATCGAAACCAAACTTCAGAGTTAGTGAGCACTGACGGATTTGAATATTCTGTTACTCGCAGATTTGATGACATTCCTGAGATTTCAATTAAATACTCAGAAAACAGTAAGGTCATTAACGAGATAACAATGAGTGTGGACTTTGCCAAAGCAATTCACTTTGAGTTAGGAAAGATTTTATTTAATTAAGGAATAAGATTCCCGTCCTCATCATAGTTGATTCCTGAGTTTAACTCACCACTAGCAGAATAAACTCTTGCTCCCTGGAGATATGGCATTTGTCGTCCTCTGGGGAGATTGTTGTAGTCATTGCATCTAGCAAGAGTCTTTGTGCAACCGTTAGCAAGCACTAAGAGCGTTCCTGCCTTCGGTAGGCTGTAGTTGAAACTTCCAAACAAGTTAATCTGAAATTGATTTCCGCTTACAAGAGTCACAGAACTCACGTCTTTCTCCACACTCTGGAATCCAGCAGCAAGGAAGCGCACTGTTCCTTGCTGATAACGATTGAGCACTAGCGGAAGTGCTGCTCCAAAGTCTACTACCATTGCTCCAGCAGTAGCACTCACAACCACGCCATAGGATTTAGTGAGAGCCACACCACACTTGATTCCACCAAAGGCATAAGGACACAGCAGCCCTGTCACATCCTTGTAAGGTGTGGCGAGGTTTTCTAGCATTCCCACAGCACTTGCTTCAGACTGCGAATCTGTGACCTTCACACTTTGCAGGAAGCCACTAAAGATTTTACTGATTCCTTGTTCAAAAGCAGGAAGTCCACCTCTGGTTGCGCTATCGTCTAGATTGGTGAGAAACACATCTCCAAACGAGAGAATGTCAATTTGCGAGTTGGTTGCAGGTTCAAAGCTGTCTTCAAAGTCACTAGTACCAAGAGCTGTGATGAGCAGCTCGGCTCTGTTGTTTGCATCGTAACGAGCAAGACTTATTGTGCAGTTATCAGCACTTATGTCTGAATGAAATTCAATAGCACTCACTTCCGCAGAAGGAAGATAAGATTCAGAGAATTGGTTAGGATTGCCTGGTGTGAAATTCTTCTGCCAAAGTACAATGCCGCAATCAAAAGAAGTAAGTGTTTTAGACAACCACTCAGTTTTGAACCAACTTTGGTTTCCTGAGAGCATTGTATTTCTGTGAGCAAGTTCTACATTGAAGAAGTTCTCACCTATTAGATGCAGATAGTTAGTTCCTGAAATGCTTCTAGAGACTCTGCGATTTGGTGAGTCGTATTTTGCTTGCCCTGGAAAGCTTGCACTGGCAACAATTGTTGAAGGACGAATTAATCTGGTTGTGGGCGAAGTAATAAAGCTAGTGTTTCTGCTTGTCATCACTTCCACACCAAACACTTCATCATCGCGGCGGATTACGTCCCAAATTCCTAGACTGTCGTAGCCTGTTGCTAAGTAGTTAATTGGAAAGAAAGTGTGTTTGAATCCGTCTTTGTATACGTCAACACTACCTGCGCTAGTTGCGCCATCTGTCTCAATGAATGGGCACTGGTAAGGACGCATTGTCTGCATCCTTACCATGCGTAGATTTGGCACTACGCAGTTGTGGGAAGGAATGAGAGTAAGCTTTTTTATTGTCAGCGCATTCTGAATGATTAACTGTCCTTGAACACTTCCTGTACCTAACAGTCCAACCTGAGAAGAGGATTTAAGTTTGATAGGCTTAAGAGAATATCTTGAATCATAAGTTAAGCTGAACAGACGAGAACTACTCTGATAACTGGCGGTTATGGGAGCAGCACCATTCACACTCCAGAACTTATCATTAGTTAAAGTAGTCCCTGATTGAGCAGATTCAAAATCAAAAATAGGAAGCTCACACAAAAGCTTCTTAATTGTAGGTGTCCAATTGGTAGGTGCTGTGAAGGTGCTGGAGGAGATGCTGATTTCTTGTTCGAGTTCTAAGTCAATCAACTTAGGAGAATAAGTGCTTCCGTCCACACCAATCGCTAAGCCATACACTTTCCCGCTGCGAACGTAGAAGCTGGCAAAGGCAGCATCAGAGATGCTTGTGATAGTAGTTCCTCTATCGCACAGCTTAATTGCTGCATCGTACAGCTCATATCCAATGGACAAGCTAGTGTTGAAACTAATCCCTACAAACAAATTGCTCCCGTCTTTCATTAGAGCTGTGGGAGCGGAATTATCGTAGCTCTTAAGTTCTAGCTGTAGTCCTGGTGCTAGAAATTCTAGCTTCCCTCCAGCAGCAGCTCCAGAGGTTAGCACCGTGGCACTACCCCCAGTAGCTAGAATGAATCCAACGTTGCCCATGAAGCCGCTTTCCGCAGCAGCAAGAATAGGAGCATTTGTGATTCGCGAATAGAGAATGCTTAAGTCACGATTGAGAATCCATGCAGAAGTTCCGTTGAACACCAGCAGCAGTTCCTCAGCTAAAACAATCCTTGTGGAGAAATTTGTATTGATTGCTCCTAGTGTCACTGTATCTGCAATGGTCTGAGCCACTGGATTGATTGCCAACAGCTTAATTGTTCCTGCATCATTAATTGCTAGTAAGTCGTTAGCTGCGCTGCAAGTTCCCCAGAAAGCAGAATCAAGCAGCACTTGCCCAGAAGACAAAGTGAATGCTTCTCGGTTATTAAAGAATACGTTGTCTGGACTTTCCAGGCTACTTCCCTGTTCAAGAGCAAAGCCTGACAGCTTAATGGTGGGAAGTGAAGGAAGAAGCTCTTCAGGAGCTGCTAGGTTAGCTCTGTAGTAGAGGAAATCAGCTTTCTCTTGAAAGGCTGCTGTGAGGCTGAAGGAGACCCCTTCGGGGGTGAAATGATAAATCCTATGTGCAGAGTCGGCATGATTGGTCACTGCCTCTGGCAGGAGGGTTCCAGAGCAAGCACAGAGATGGAAGATGTTGTAGAGGTGGTTGCTAAGTTCTGGAGAAAGCTGATTTCCTCTACTAAAGTCCACAGAATGCAGCGCAGGAAGCAGTGTTCCTTGAACTTGCATTTGTCCCTTACGAGTAAGTTGAAGCTGCTTATCCATAAAGTCAGGAATGAGTTCTTCAGGAAGCTCTAAAGGAACCAGGCTAACAAAAGTTTCTTCAGGAGAATTAATCACCTGAAGAATTTTTGATTTAAGATTGCTTAGACTTCCTGAGAGCTGAAACATGCTAATTTCTTCCTAATACTGTCTGAAGTGTTAACTCCGCGTTGTAAAGCGCAAGCGCTTCTGCGTCCGAAAGTGCTTGCCAAATTCCGTAGTGTTGGCATACTGACGAGCTTCCTTGAGGGAAAGCAGGAGTCCCAGCACTTCTTAGAATAGCAATCAAAACTTCTGAACTTGCTACCACAGCACTATCCGTAATAGTGCTAATTAAAGCTCCTTCTGCGTAAGATTTTAGAGTTGTAGAGTTAGCTCGTTGATTTATTACATGTTTCACAGGTACTGTGAAGGTTGGATAGTTCTCAAAGGTAGAATTTACAGCATTAAAGTTGACTGTGGTGGTTTGTCCTGAATAAAAGCGAGGTGCAGATGGCCCTGTGTCAATTGTTCCTAATCGGGCATCAGTATCTCGGCTATAAGTAGTCAATGCAAAGTTACCCGCACTTGCAAAGTATCCTGTAGCAGCGTAACCCCCGTTAAATTGAATCCCATTACTTGTACTTGTTGGAAAATTACCTGCGTATGATAAGGTGTTCACACCCAGATTAGCCCAGTTTATTGCGTGAGAAGCATCAGTTCCTCCCATGATTCCATAAAGCAGAATGCGCTTACTCCAGATTCCTGCTGCGACAAGTGTATCTACATAAGTAGTGAGTGCTGCTTGTTCAGGACTTGACAACGAACCACCAGCAGTAAGAATTGCAGCAATGATTGCCACCGCTGGAGAAATAGGAGCAGCGCTATCGCTAAGAATTGTCGGAGCTAAACTAAACATGATTAAGATATTGTTCCTCCACCCACTGTTTTCTTGACGTTTTCTAGAGAAGCCCAGGAGAAGATGACTGGAAGGGTTCTTTCTACATCTTCTTCCAGAGTGATGGTTGCCACGTAATCTTGTTCAGTGCTGCTGAGATTTAGCGTCCTTTCATTTCTGATTGGATTAATCTCTAGCTGCGTAATTTTCATCGCAAGCCAGAAATCGAAGCTGGCGAGTTCCACTTCAGAGTCGGTATTGGTAATTGTGGGTACGGCGAGGGAATTGGAGCTTTTAGTAACAAAGTCAAAATTAAGTGCAGTCGTGCCATTAACAAGGATATTTTCAGCATAAGCCACTGGCCTCAAGATAAGTTTTTCTAATGAAAGAGTTGTAAAAAATAAGCAAGGTTGCCAAAGGATGCTTCCTCTAGGACGAACAATGCAACCTCCACTTAGGCTACCAAACTCGTTTACGGTGCCGCAATGCGTGACGGAATTGTGGAAGGGGTTTTGCACCAGCACAGGTCTGCCATTAGCTCGATTTTCCAGGTCGCGTAAGTATGTAACATCTGATGCGCTTAAAGGCTGATTAGATGTAGTGAACACGTGCTTTGCAATGTTCCCTCCTTGAGCCAAAGCAGCTTTAGCCTCGCTTGTGCGAAGCCAGTTGCTGCTCGGGGGTGTTAGTTTAGTGTCCCATCCTACTCCCACAGGAAACTGGAACTTCTCAAAAAGAATGTCGTTAATCATTTAAGGAATGGTTTTCACTAAATGTCACCTTCTTCAATTGCCTTCAGTGCTAAGGCATACCATTCAGCGGGTAGTGCTTTCTCAAGAAGGTCACAAATCCGGTCAACGGTGTCATCATTCTTGTTTTGCAAGTCGATGAGCTTATTGAGAGCAGCAAAGTTCTGAGTGCTGCTCATATAATGCAGATTACGGTACAGCTCTACCACTGCTTGAGCTTCTGCTTGCTCTACTTTCTCTTTAAGACTCTCATCGTCAGCCATCCAACGGCTGAGAGTTCTTGCATTAATGCCTGCAGCCTTAGCCGCAGCGCTACGAGGAGCGCTAGAAGCTAAGGCATCTAGGACTTTAGGAATTACAAGTTCTTTGGACTTCATTTATTTTTTGTTTTTGTTATTGCTCCTTCATTTTCTATCGAAGCGTTGCAGCGTTCAGTGTTTAGCTCAAAGGCATGTAGCTCTCCAAGATAGCGGATAATCTTAAACTCTGGAAAGCGATGGACTTCTAATCTGTCAATGAGCTGAGAGTTCACTACAATGATGTTTGTAGCAAATCTGTCTTCAGCTACTCGCGTAAGAGCTTTGCCCAGCTCACCAGGAATCTCGTTAAAGTAGATTGTGGTGTCTGAGTAGTCTGCAAGGAAAGGTGCTAGTGAAGCATACAAACTCATTTCAACTAGATTGGTTGAAACGTACTGACCTTTACGCATACGCAAGCTTTCAAGATACGCCTGACGGAAGATGGGTTGGAGCACTTGGAAAGCGTGGCTACCATCACTGCGAAGATACTTTTCTCCACGAATAGCAATGCGTCCTGCAATCTTATTGATTTCTTGTTCTTGATAAGTTAATGTCATTGTTTTCCTTTGTAAAGTTGTTGCTCCCATTGCTTAGCAACGGGGTTATTATTGTCGGCTGCGGATTGAAGATAGATGTTTGAAATCTGCACAACAATCCAAAAGAAAATTGCACCCACTAATACTTTCATCTTGCTTTCCTCCAAACAGTTTGAGTGGCAGGTTTCTGTATTATCTTATCACCATATTTGCAATCACGCAAGAATCTTCTCAAGTATTTCTCGTATCCCATTTTTGGCAAGAGCTTCAACGCTGTACTAGACCGTATGGCACTACCAATTCTCACCTCTTGAGTGGAGCCTATAATGTCTAAATGCTGATTAGCTTCTAACCATTTCTCCAGTCGCTTAGTCTCCCTCATGAGTTTTCTAGCTTCAGTAGCATTGTTAGCCCAAGACGAGTAATGGATGGGATTGGGTATAGAAATGGTTGGGTAGCCAAGGTATTCCTTAACCAGCACGTCCAAAGTGTCTTGAATAAGCTGAGCATCTCTGCTCATAGGAGCGTCTAGTTCCAGGTGCTTGTATCCTGAGAGCGTGAGCAGGCGCTGCTTGTGCATGTCACGCCTAATGCCTAATGCGCTACTGTGTGCGCCATTACGTCCCTTGTGAGTAGCGCCATGAATCTCAATGGTGAGTTTAAGCTCAGAACAGTAGAAGTCAACGTGGTGCTTGGTCATGCTTCTATCATCAAAAGCAATGAGCTTGCAGATGGAGACTTCGTGCTGCAAGCTCAGTTCAATGCTGTGTTCCTTTTCTAGAGGCTCGGCAAGCTTCTTCCAAAGCTCACCGAACGGTTTCTCCAAATTAGGGTGATGCGTAGCTGGTGCATCAGGGGCATCAAGCTTTTCTTTGCTCCTTGGTTTAGGTGTTTTACGTTTAGACATGTCGCGATAACTCGCTTAGTGGAATAATTTCTCCTTTCAAAGTCTGTAAGTATACAAATGCTGGAGAATGAAAATCATCCAATCTCGCGACAGCTTTTGGAAGTGAGCTGCACAGATATACACCGACATCACCGTTTTCTTTTAGTATTCCTGAAACCACATAAGCTCTAGCGCCATGCTTTTCAAAATATTTGGCAAGAACTTCTGCGTCTGTACGATTTTGATTATGCAGTGCATGCATAAATATCTTCCAAAATTTGTTCTGTTTCCCATTCATCTACGATTGTATCCCACACACTCATGTTTTGTCTACCACTTGCAAATCTTATGTCTCTTGTAATGTTGCTGAGCAATGTGGTCTGAAGATAGAACAAGTCTGTTCGCCTTATCCCTTTAGGATACCAACCCTCCTGAATGCTCTGTAATGCTCTCACTACCTCAGCTTGTGAAGCAAGTTCCTGGTACTGAGCAAGTTCGTCAATCTGTCCTGCTTCTACGCGCTCTTTACGCTTCTTGATGTCTTCTTTAAGTTCAGGAGTGAGACCAAAAAATCTCGCAGCAGGGACAGGAAGAGCACTTGCAACGCTTTGCTTAGCTAACTCTGCCAAATCAGCAAGAGTCACGCCAAGTTTTTTAAGCTGTTTACTGACCGATTGTCTGCTCTTATCCGCAGCATTCGCCAATGCCTGTTGAGTCATTTTTACTCCTTCCCTGCAAAGCTTTTTAAGAGCAGGAATCAGAGCATCAATGCTTTCAAGTTGAGTAGTGTAGGCTTCCGTAACACCCCAATCAGCAAGAAGCTCAGGCTCCACTTTGTAACCTTCGGCTTCTAGTTGTGGGAAGCTGGCGTTGCACAAAATGTAGAATTTAAGCGGTTCTGTACGGTGAAAGCCACGAAGCCTTCCCATCCCTTGCTTAATCTCCGCATGTAGAAGAGTGTTCTGGTAGTTTTCTTCAGAGATTCCAAGTTCTTCATACTTCTCCTTATGCAGCATGTAGCGTCTAGACATGGCATCAATGTTTATGAAAGGAAGCCCTGCGGCTATAACAGCAGTCTTTTGAGCAAAGCGGTTACTTCCTCGGCTTTCACCACCCCATTTCATGTCTCCTGGAGCAATATTAGCCTTAAAAGATATTGTTCCTACATTACCCTCGCCGTGAAGTTCTTCAGCACCTTTACGCGTCCTGTCAAGAATCGTCTGCTTGTCAGTGCTGTACTGACGACCATTCCAGTGCTCTGTTAATAGCGGAACAACAGTAACGTTTTCAGTGGCTTTATCGTCCGCTGTAACGAACAAACAGTCTTCAGGATTTAGTCCGTACTCAACACAGAAGATTTCAGGAATACATGTAGCGTCCATTAAGACGACCGTACCAGCATTTTCAATTAATGAAAGTACGTGTTCATTCCGAACGGTCGCAGTGAATGTTTGTGAATACTCGTTAAAGTTCCATCGAGTTTTGGCAAGCAATAAATTCACGAACTTTACAGCCTTAGCGGGAAGTATACGCTGTTTTGAGTTGCACTGGCTTAAGCGCTTTCTCTTTTCGATGAGGTCTTGATTTACTTGCTCGGCAATGCTAGGCAACATTTCAAAAGGAATGCTTCCTGGCTGGATGTTTCCCAATTTGTCAACCACTAAACCACCCTGCTCAACACCAAACTTTCTATCTATGAGACTAATGTACTCCGCAAAGTCGCCAGCAGAAAAACTAACTTCCTCAGAAGGTGGAGCGCACTGATAGTTTTCATCAAAGACAATCATAGTTTTCTCGTTAATGTCCGCAGGATTCAGCACCGCTGTGGTGGCGCGTAGCATAGGATGCTGCCTAGACTGCGCTCGCTGGTAAAGGTAATTGTAGTGTTCATGCTCACCGCTGCGGCAATCCTTCAAAAATGGGCAAGAATGGCAAATACCCTGAGTGTCTAAGTGATTTTCTCTAGCAGCATTATGCTCGGCAAACCTTGCACAGTTAGGCTCTGTTTGTCTTTCTTCGTTACCATTAGCTCGTCTGTTTACGTAATGACCGTTAGGAGTTAGCTGCCCTTCTACACGCACAAGACCGTCATGCCTACCTTCCACAGGATAAAATAAACTTTCAATCTCAGCAGTCACAGGATTGCGAGTGGTCTGAGAAACGTAAATAAGCTTGTCGTATCCCATTTCTTGAAAGGGAATTGAAGACACAACAGTACTCTTTCCAATACCTGTTGGAGTACCAATCATCTTAATTTTTATTTCAGGATGAGTAGCAATGGCAGATACGATTTCGTCACTGGACTCAATTTTAACGGTGTTGTACTGCTGCCTGGGAAAGTTAAAAGCAACTGTTCTGTGGTGGTTGTTGTAAAAGGCATTCAGTCTAGCTTGCTTAAATGGCGCATTCTCATCTACTTGCTGTAGCTTTGGAGGAAGTGCAGCAAGAATCTTTCCAGTGTCTACCACGTCAGGGTCTAGAGAATCCTTCTCTCCCTCAACTTCTAACTGCCCCCAATCTGCAACTGAGAAGCTCAGTCCACATCGCTCTACAAAGTCTTTGGCATAGGCAATGTTATTCACCACATTAGAACGCTTGTAGGGACGCTCTTTAGTGATTTTCACATCTGCCCACTTACCGCTAAGTTCGCGCATCTCAGCATTAATGATTGCCCATGCAGCCTTACGTGCTTCTGACTTCAGCGTAGGCACTCGTCCATAAGCATCTTCTGTGTAGTCTTTCAGATGCAGCTCTCGTTCTCTGCGTTCTCGGTACTCAGCTTGAGTCTCGGCTACTTGGGTAGTACGAGCGTAGGAACCAGCATCAGCAAGCCACACAACGTTTTGAATGGCGTATTCTTGCACGAAAGCTTGAAGAGTGTGTAGTAGAATTGTGCGACTAGATGTGAAGCTTCCACCTGCTGCTCCAAGCACATGAAATTGACCTCCAAGCCTCTCGTAAACCACAATAGGCTTCAAAGTACCTTCGACGAAGAGAAGCGTCTTAGAGGGCACAGCAGCCTTCAATGTCTGCAAGGGAAGTTCATGTCCCATTGACAAATGTGAGCTGACCTCCTTTCCTGCCTGTGTGATTCCCTTAGCCCACAAGTACTTAGGTGGAACATACACACCTTTGTTCTTGAAGCGCTCTACAATCTCCTCTTCGCTGTTGTGCACCGTGTAGCCTTCTTTCAACAGTCGCTTCATTTCTCGCTGATTGCTTTCGGCTTGCTTAATCACATGAGGGTAAGTACGAATTTGGAATCCTGTGATTTCCTGGTTGTAATTGAAAATAGGCACTAAGTAGCCATCGAGTCTGTGGGAAAGCTTCCAAGTGTCACCTTTCTCCAAACCGCGAAACGCTTTACGGCCTAACCACTCCAACGCAGTTGTGCGCTGCTCTGCGTCAATGCGTGACGGCGTGTGACCTTGCTGTTCAAGGTCAAAAATCTTGTGCTTAATGATTTGCTCCTCAGTGAGTCCTCTAGCAAATAAGTCTGCTGCCGCAGCATCTTTTCGATGTGCATAATACCCATACTGCACAAGCTGCTCCACAAAAGCATTCTTTGCTTTCTGAGAAATGAAATACTGTGCTGAAACTGCTTTAGTCTTTTTGCCCATTCCTTGAGGATGGCGGGAAGCTCCTGATGATTTTGCCCCCCATCTTGCGTCCTTGACAATAGTATCCCAGAGCGTCTTAGCCTCTTCGCTCGTCACGGTTGCCGTGATGAACCCTTTTACGCTCTGCTTTAATGACCAACCATTTGGAGGATGGTTCATGTCTGCCTTAAAACACCAAACGCCCCGATTAATTAGTGTTTCGTCTTCACGTACCCACTTAACAGGTTTACCGCTGCATCTCTCTCCACAAACAGGGCAATCTTCCATTAAGGATTTGAATGTTTCACACTGTCTTAGCAGACTCGTTTCTTGTTGTGATTGCATATTACGCATTAATTCTTTCTCATTAACAATTATCTTATCATCACTTTTCAATATCTGCTACCCAACACATTCTGCCGCCACATGCAAGCTGTCAACCCTGGCTATAAGAGTATTATATAAGAGAAGGTTGACAAGGCAGCATAACCAAGTAAATAAGAGCAAGGTAGCACATAATGCAGCATGTGTAGATTTTGACCACAACAGTATGCAATATCGCGTACTACCCGTAAATGTGCTTATTTTGTGTATGTCAGGCTAATTTCTCTTTTATGCATTGCGGCTTGCGTATTTTCTGTGTTATGCTGAACATGTTGTCTCGTTAGGTAGCCTTATGTCACTCATTTATGACGACGATGCGCATATTAATTCAAATAAACCACTAATTTTCTCGTTCACACTAGACGCTGATTACTTGGAATTTGTGGAAAACGCAAGTTTTCCCAAATACATAAATAAAGATGAAGACTCACAACCTGCTTTTGCAGTGAGGATGCTTCGTGCGGTGATGGGTTTTATTGCAGAACTGCATGAGTTCAGAGAAGCTTGTTACACTGTAGATTCATTTGACGGCACTCTCGACACTGATGAGGCAATAAGTTCCTTATCAGACCTTGATGCAGAAATGGGAGATGTGCTGTTTTGGTATGCCAACATTCAGAACTGTTTTTCGCCTATTTTTGTTGCTGCGGAAGAAACGGACGTTTTTAATCTTTTCAGCTTTCCTTCTAACCTTGATGAATATTTGACAGAAGGAAAGCTTGCGGGTTGGGCAGAAAAACTTTCCAGAAAACTAGATGAGCAGTCTATCCTCAAGTTTTCTGTGCATGTTGCAGCTACTGCGGATATCATATTTGAAAATGCGCTAGAAACATATTCTGGGTGTGTAAGCTTGTCTGTAGGTAATACTCCTGAAAACTACATTGAAAGCTTAAGTGCTTCAAATCGTGCTAAACTAGAACAACGAGTCCAAGAACAAGGAAGCCCTGTATGAAACAAAGAACACAATCAGCCCGCGATGAACTAATAGACCGAATTAAAGACTTACGGTCACTTTCCCTGGATGATTGGGATTGCAGCACAAATCAAAGCTGCTGACATCTTAGGAGATGCTTTAGACCTCTTTGGTTACGATGAAATTGTTGACGCTTACAGGAATCTTTAATCATGCCTCAATCAATCGTTACTGCTGTTGAACAGTGCGCGTTCAATTCTAAGTACCCAGATAGCGTAAGCTATAAGGTGTACGTGCAAGATGAAGAAAAAAGCATCTTCTCTAGAGGCTTTTCTCCTAAAGAAGGAGACACCATTACCTACGAGACTGCTGCCACTAACGATGGAAGGACATATCTTCGCATCGTGCTTCCAGAAGGAACACCAATCACTTTGGCTTCAGGAGCGGGCACCACTAGCTCTGGCTACAAACCTGCTGGTGGAGGCTGGCAACCACGAAAAATGCTACCTCCTTTAACTCCTGCTGAAGTGGTAGACACCTTTGCAGAGATTGCTTCACTCTATTCTGCTGACACCAGGATTACAGAAGCTTTGCTAGGCTTTAGTGCTGAGCAGCACCAATCAATTCTAACCAGTCTGTTCATCGCAGCTACAAAGCCTCGAGATTTCTACGAAGAAAATGAATCTAAATTAGAGGAAACAACTTAATGACACTATTTCAATTCAAATGGCAACCCAAAGTCTGCAATGCAACCACTTGTGAAACTGCTTTCGCTGCATCAGCAGAGACAGTAGACGAAGCAGCGATGTTCGTTATCAAACAGCACTTCGACCCTACGCTAATCCTAGATTGGCAAGTGGAGGGAGGAAACGTAAGTAGTTCTTTAGGAAAGCTTACTGTGAATAATGCAATCTTCAACGTTACTGACTACCTGAGTCTTTCGCCAAAAATGTCTGCACAATTGGCTGAAGCTCTGCCCGAGACTCTAGAAGCAGTGGTGAATGTTGAAGATACTACAGTCTTTCACTGGCCTACAGAGGAAGAACTAGCAGAAGTTCTCCCTAAACCAAAAGTCCAGAAACCAAAGAAATTCGCGGGACACTCAGGAGAGTAGCCACATTCCCTTCCTGAATAATCTCCACTTCTAAAGCAGCGCGGCTGACCACTCCATCGGTGGTTTGCTGCGCTTCGCTGTATGACACAAATCTTGCGGTAATTCCTGAGAAATTCCGTCGCAAAGTCACGCCTTCCCAGAATCTAATCGTGTAGCTTTCAGGCGCGGCCTGTAGCGGGTCGTTAAACAGGTCAGGAACGATGAGAGTGCTTTGACTCACACTTGGACTCCAAGCCACCTCTACAGCATTGTCAGCAGCCGCAAATTGAATGTGACGAAGAAGAGGAGGACGGGGAGAAGCATTTGCCTTCCTAAATGCTCTTGTGAGGTTGCCAGAACTTGCTGTGGCAGTCACGGCAGAGAGAGTGAGAGCATCTCCTTGATTGAAGCTGCTCGGCACTATCAGCTCGTAAGGAGCGCCTAAGAAAATCACTGCTTCAGCAGGAACACTCCAAGAGCTAGGAGGAGTAATGCTGTCCAAACCACTCTGCCCAAGGTTGAATAATAGATTGGTGAGTCGGTATTTGTTGGTGCCAATCAGCGTTGCAGTGGCAAATCCCACCACACCAACACCTTCGATGTACATAATATTCTTAGTTGCATCATACAAATACACTTCATCGACTGAATTGAGAGTAGTGTATTGCCCTACATCCACATCAATGTGAGTGCCTCTGTCAATCTCGTAATAGCGATGCTCTTTACGAGCAGTGGGAACAAAAGCATCAATTTTAACTCGCTGAGCATTTGAGCTAATTGAGTTTAAGCTTGTTGTGCTGAACGTTGCACCACTGTCAGCACTAATAAGGATAGAAGCAGTGTCACTTACGGGAGAACCAAACTTGTTAACGCTCCAGATGTTTACTACGTTTTTGTTTCCTGAAGTGGGAGTGGTGAAAGCATACCCTTCAATCCAAAGTATTTCAGGATTCGTGCTTACATAAAGCGGTCTGCTTCCATCAGCAATTCCATCCGTGGTAATGCTTCCAGAAGGAGGTGCAGGATTCACTGAAATACCAATGATTTCGGTTTTCCCATTAGCTCCTAGCACTATCTTCTGAGGACGCAAGGAAAGAGTCTCATTTCCTGATGTGTCTTTCCATTTAACCAGCGTTTGCATTCCTAGCAAGGTGTTAGGAAGCACCGCACTGTTGATTTGACGCGCTCTCTCAAGTCCTTGAAACAGAATGAAATTAGCAATGGCATTAGCTGTGGATTCTCGTCTATTTGCAAAGTAGTTAGTGGCAAACGTGTAGGTACCCGCAATCTGATAAGTGCTTCTATCCACACTTACCGATTCACGTTCTCCCGTTTTGTTGTTATTGTAATATTGAACTTCCACACTCCCAGGAATTTCTTCACTCTTCTTATCTTCCAATCCTGTAGCCCAAGGAAGTTCCTGACTGGAATCCTCAATCCCTAAGTTGATTGCTTCCACATCAATGGTGCGTTCTCCCACAAGTGGAACAATCTTGTACATTGGAGGATTGAGCTGGTTAAATCCTCGTTGTGGAGCTTGCTCATAAGATAGAGTGGGATTACTCACCACTGCAATGCGGAACATTTGTCCTATTTCATTCCACACACGCTTAAGGTCGTTGCTGTCAAACGACACCGTGTAGCCGTCAATGCCCACGCCATCATAAGTAGCTCCTGTAACGAGTCTAGCTCCAGTGTCAGGGTTAGTTGCCCATGCCCAATCTTTCCCTTCTAAAAGAGGTTTGTTGTACATCGCACCACTGCGATACATGGCATCTTCTACAATGACTTCAGGAGTTGCGGGAAGAGTACTTTCTACCAAATATTTACTTGTTGGATAGTTGTTTCCCCAGTCATTGAGAGGAAGATTGTTGTAAGTGATGTAAGAGTACCCTTGATATCCAGGCATCTTGTTAGCACCACGAAGCGCCACAAACGTAGCGTCTTGTGTTTGCGCGAGACTACCGGAATAAAAGGTAAAGTATGGAAGTCTTTCGCCGTTCTTGGTCAGTTGTTCGCTGTCAGTTGTAGTTGCATCGTACCAAAGCTGGTCATTCATCCAGATTTTCTTCAGTGCAAGTTCTCCGTTTTGTTCCTGAAGATAGTTGTAGGCTAGAGAATTTTCCTTAATTGCAAAGTTAATGTCTGTGGGTTTTGAAAGTGCTCCTGTGATTTCACCATCTTGGACAGATATGAGATACACCACACTAATGGCACCGCCTAAGCTACTCACACTTCCAGTAGTCGAAGTCAGTTCCTGGGAAGCTAAGTTGTATTTCAGCGTGAAACTAGAAAAAAGTGTGCTTCCAGAAAAAGTCTGAAAGGCTCCGTTAGTGCCTGGATGGGTTACTGGAGAAAGAATAAACTCAGAGGCTGTTGTGCGATACAGAAAGCCATCTTGAATGAGCGCAAGCTGCACTCCTACGCAGTCACCCAGAAAGGTGCTAACACCCACAGCAGGAGTGTACTTAAAATCTAGTGCATAGTCGATATTTGAAGTGTTGTCGATGATGTTGTTAGGAATTACCCAAGAACTGTTTCCTAACGCAACGAGAATGTATTGTGTTCCTGTACCATAGCCGCTCTGAAGAAGTGAAATATCTGTTAGCACCCGCATTGTTTGGATGCTTGTGGTGCTACTGTAAGTTCTTGTAAAAGAGAAGCGAGATTGTAAACCACTTCCAGCAGATACTAGTCTTCCTTTTTCTTGTAATCCTGTGGCTAGGACGCCATTAGGAATCGTCACACTGATAGGAACTGTGGAACCTGCTCTCATAATGGAGTTCCAGGGACGTTCACCTTCTCCCAAAATTGCCAACCACGACCCTATTTTTACCTCCTGCCTATTTTTACCTCCACCAAGACTACCTCCTTTTCCACCACTGCGGGTTGGACTAGGAGTTACTGAATCCACTACAGTACCTCCAACTACAGCAGTTCCGAAAATGCGCGTTAGCGGGGAACCGCTCTGAACGTTGATTGATGTTGCATCTGGACTTGCTCCTTTTTTCGGTTTTGGCATCAAAAGGCTCAGCAAAGTGCTGACGACCATTAGGCCAAGGGCTAGCGCGAGTTTCGGTGGAATAACGACCTGCCTTGCATTTGCGCTATTTCAAGCGCGTTGCTATAATTGGGATATCCTTTTCATTATCGTGAGTTTATTGTGGCACGCAATAGAGATTTTATTGGTCAAACTTTTGGTCTTTTAACAATTCTAAACTATGCAGTTGATGAAAAATGCAACAAAAGATTTTTAGTTCAGTGTTCTTGCGGCTCTAATACTAAATGGAGTCTTGCTTATTCGATTAAAACAGGCAAAACTATTAGTTGTGGGTGTTATCGAACAGAAGTGATGCGCGAAGTAATGACAGAATACCACAAAAATAACCCTAGTCATAGAACCCATGGTAAATCAGGCACTAAAATTTATAGTGTTTGGACAAACATGCGCGAAAGATGCTCTAATCCTAAGCATAAAGATTACTCTAGTTATGGAGGAAGAGGTATTTCGGTGTGTTCAGAATGGCAAGAATCTTTTGAAGCATTCTATGCTGACATGGGAGATATTCCAAATGATTGCACCTTAGACAGAATCCAGGTAGAAAGTCACTATTGCAAAGAAAACTGTAAATGGTCTACCACCGCAGAACAAGCAAGCAATAAGCGTGACAGTACTTACGTAATTGCTAAACTAACAGGTGAAAAGCTTACCCTTACAGGTTGGGCAAAAAGACATGGAAAGAATCCTCGTTCTGAAAGAGATACTTTTTACAGTATGGACTTACTCGGCATGACGGAATATGAAGATGTAACTTGGGAACCTGGCACCTTCGTTAATTCCTACCGCAGAACGCAAAAAGCAAAATCTTATGACTATTGAACTTCCTCAGTGGCGACAAACAATCATAGACGCAGCAGCAAGTCAGCTAAACGTTAAATATGCTAAGGACGCAAAGCTCCCTGGTTGTGCTTTTGACTGTGTGCAGTATGTTGCGTGGTGCTACTCTCAGGCTTTAGGGTACGACATGAATGTGCCTATTCAAGGCACTCCAGTGTGTTTCACAGACACGCGCATGACGGACTACATCCGCAAATATAACGCTCAGCGGATAACTTTGGATTTAGCCCTTCCAGGGGATATTTTGTTCTTTGACTACAGTGGAACTAGCCACCACAGCGGATTAGTGTACCCCAATCCTACGGACGTAGGAGAAAAGTGGATGATTCACAGTAGTGCAGCCTATCGCGCAGTAAAAGCCCATCCTCTCAGTGGAGAATGGGCAGAAGGACGAAGATTTCATTCGGTGTGGAGCTTAGCTCATTTGTTTGAAAGCTCCCCCGCAGCGAAGCGAGGAGAGTGTACAATGCTTTCAACGTAAATAAAAATCATTGTATGTTAGTGCGGCTCTACCTGAAGAATTTCCCCGTTACTTCCCTCCCAGTATTCTAGAGCGATGGAAGCACATTTGTTAATCAAAGCTACCTGTGCTTCCTCTTCTTTATATGTTTGAGGTGTTTTGCCAAAAGCATTTTTACAGTCAAGCTGACGGAGTATTTCGTAAGCTTCTTCAAATCTTTCTGTGTTAGCGTATACTTGCTGCATTATATTCCTTCTCTAAAATCACCAAATTCATTGTAGCGCAAAGAGTCTCGTACTCTATCTTCCACCACTGCTAGTTTATGTTATGCTGCACCAAGTTCACCATACCTGCGACTAATGATATCGCAGGTTGCAACTAATGCTTTAAGCTGGTCAGCAGTATCAAAAAGCTCCATTCTCTCATACTGCTTAATCATTCCAAAAATTCCATGCGTGTCTAGGTAAACTAGAACATCTTTAGCCAGGTTAGCATTGTCATGCAGTGCCATTAGATTCCTTCCTTAAATTTCAAGAATTGCTTCTGAAGTTCATCACAGTCCATTTCCACGGGTCTGACAACCTTTCCTAATCCAATGTTTAAGCACCAGATTTCTGCTTCCTCCACCACAAGCTCATAAGTCTCTAGAAGCCCTTGAGTGTATGCAGCAAGCTGAAGCTGCCATTTCTTCTTCTTGTGGTACTGAATGTCTTGAGGAAGCGTGAGGTAGTTCTCTTTCTCGTCTTCTGGAGCATGAACTCGTCCATGAGTCTTAATGTCCACAAGTCTGAGCTTCCCTTCCTTTGTCATTGCAAGCAAATCTAGAGTTCCTGCATAACCATACTCAAAGCTCACCACTCCCACCTGAGTGCCAATCACGTAAGCAAGTTCGTCAAAGAACCTTTCAAATAAGTGGTACTTATAGCATTCCTGATTCTTAATGATGCGGTCAACAGATTGGTCAATGCGGTCTCCAAAGCGTCCCGCCACGTCTAAGCTCTGCTTGCTGTACTCATGACCTACTTTCTTCTTCCACTTGTCTAGGACGAAAGCAGGAGGATTGGGAAGGCTTGTGGTAACGCTTCCTACGAGTCTTCTCTCATCATTTAGGTTAGCTACTTGGTAAAGTCGTTTGCCGCTTTCTTCGTCGTCAATGCGGTCTTCTACAAACAAACATGGTGATGATATTAGAGAGTCGTCAACAGGAATGAGCTTCTTCTCTAGTTTAGTCGGCTTAGTCTTCATTTTTCTTCATAATTGATTTTTAGCACTTATTCTTTACGAGTTTAACAGCCTATTAAGAATTTGGCAAGTTATTTATTGAAATTATCCTTGCACATTAGTTTTTCTTATGTTACGATGTGTGAAGAAAACCTGACAAGGCAAGTCAGGAGATTAAACGATATATCTTGAGGACTAAATTTCATCATGGGAAGAAAACGAGTTATCCCACCACATTTAGAGAGTGTTGCATACATCATGCACAAAGAACTTTTGCTTTCTTATCGAGAGATTGCAGCACGATTCACAGCTCTTGGAGTGAGAGGAGAAAAAGGACAACCAATCTGTCATGTGGCAGTGCTACGCGCCATTCAGCGCTTCTGCAAATTACCAGGAGAAAAACAGCTTTTCTTTGCAGATGAAGCAAGAGACCTTCTAATAAAGTCAGTGGAGAGAAACAGAAAATACAACACAGAGGATTTAATCTAAGTGCCAAAACGAAGAGAAAACAATAGTCAATGCCCAACGTTCACAGAGCATGAAGAAATTGCATTAAAGCTTCTTCAAAGTTTACTTCATCACGCAGAATTAAAAGTACCTGCTCCAAGCACTACAAAACATCGAATTGCAAAGCTGAAAGAAATTCAACAAGTGAGTCCAGAGCTAGAAAGACAGCTAGAAAAAGCATCCACCACAGTGGTTGGTTGGGTGTGGAAGAATAAAGCAGCACTCTATTCTATGGTGAAGAAAGTGCTTAACAAGAATGACAAAATGTTGAGTAGCGGTTTTTACGAAGTTGATGAGCTGGCTAATATTCTATTCTTAGAAAGTCTTCGCATCATGTATAACTATCAGTGGGGAAGTGAAGCACAACCTCTCACCTATTTGATTAGCACCCTCAACAGACGCAAGCACGTCCTCCTTGCTCAAGAAGTGCCTTATGCCAGCGAGTTCGATGCCTTTGTGGAGGACGAGGATGCCGGAGCTTGGTGATAACTTAGTTTTAGGAAAACTTTGCAAGCGTAGACATGAGCATGAAAACACGGGAAAGTCTTTAAGATACCGCTCTAACAGAAATTGCTGTCAATGCCATTTAGAACATAGAAGGTCTTCTGAACAAGCTGCTAAACACCGTATTAGGAAATACCATCAAAAAAGTAATGGTGAATTTCCTGTAACTCTTACCTATGGTTGGATTCTTGAAAACACTCCTGAAAAATGTCCAGTGCTGGGCATTACGCTAATGAGAGGTTGCGAGTCTAGAGATAATAGCCCTTCTGTAGACCGATTAATTCCTGAGCTTGGCTACGTCCCTGAGAACTGTCGAGTCATTAGTAATCGAGCGAACCAAATCAAAAGCAACGCATCACCAGCAGAACTTCGCAAAGTTGCGGCGTGGCTAGAGCAAGAACTGAAGCTTGCGTCTTCTCAAGAGCGTGTGTTACAATGAAATTACAATTTACTGAGGAACTTTCTTTTCTATGTCTACTTCTCAACTTGCTGCCCTATATTCCGAACTCAAAGTCTTCTGTGAAGGAGGCTCACAATATGGTCTAGTCCAAAAGCCTAAGAAGGTTGCAGGAATGCAATACCTGTTTGTAAATCGTCTGCTTGATGAACTTGTGCACACACTTGATGTCGATTCTCAGCCCGTTTATGTGAGCAATGACCTTGCTCTACGAGGAGCTTTGGTTGACTTGAAAGTGTTTGAAAAGAAAGCGGCTAATCCTAAATACAAGGACACTGTTAAGCTTGACCTTTTCTTTACCACACCTGACGGACAGAAATTTGCTATCCGCACAGGCTACGAATCTGTGTTTGGTAAGGGAGCAATCTATTCTCTAAATGCTTTCTCTGCTGAAGAACTCAAAGATATTGTGCTAGGATGGAAGCCTGGAGAAGACGACGACAAGAAAACAGTGTATGCTGAAGTAAGCCTTCCTGACGGAAGCTGGAAAGCCGCTAACCGTGAGATTTCCATTGAACAAGCGGTAGACCAACTTCTTTCTAAAATCACTGGTGAACCTTCTGCTTTTCCCAAACAGCAGAACATTGACGCTCCTAAGCCTTCGGCTCCAGCTAAAAAGAATGTTGCTCCTAAGGTTGACACAACTCTTTTAGATGACGTAGACTTCGACCAAATTCCGTTCTAAATAACCTTCATTAGAGAATCTTCCTCATGTACAACGAATGTAGACGCTCCGAACAACTCGCTTTCGACATTCTAAAACGAGAGTTTCCTAAAGCAACTATGCGTAAGGCAACTCAACAAGAAGACATCGCTGGCACGGATTTCCACATTGGAAGCGGCAAAGTTCAAGTGAAAGAGCAGAAAACTGCTTTGTGTACTGGAAGATTTTCTTTTGAGATTGCAATTAAGGACAGAGAAGAGGGATGGAAAGAAGGTAATCACTATTCTAATTTCTCTCACTACATGCTCACAGCAGACTGCGAAACTTTCTACTACGTGCGCTGGTGTGAAATTGAGGAAATTCTAGACACCACTGCGGGAGACTTCTGGGACAAAGAGAATTTTCTAGATAACGTTGGTAATTATTCTGGAAACATTGTAGTGAGAAGCCTTTCTCCTTCAGTGCTAGAGAAGCAAAGACTTTCTGGACATCGTCATCTTGACAGCATTAGCCTTTGTGTGCCAATATCAAGAATAGCAGAAGTCAGTCAAATCTTTCACAAGGAGGACAGCAAATCCTCTCTTAAGGAGCGCATTGCATGACAAAGACTTTAGACCTAAGTTACTCTAGCAAACTGTATGAAGAATTGCTGATTATTACTCGCAAAAATCATACGTCAATTGTTGCTACTGTAGACGAAGATACAGAGGAACAAATTATTCACCTCACGCATGACCAAATCAAACGCATCTATCGAGAACTTCAATCTTTTTCTTCCCCCGAAGAACTTGCAGCACTTTACGGAACTAACCAATCATGAGTAGCATTAATCTTACTCTGCGTTTACAAGCAGACGACGACATCACAATTTACGCCTACACAGATGGTAGTGTATGCCTCATGGCAAATGAAATAGAGATTCACTTAGAGGAGTCTCTCATTCAAAAAATCTATGACACTAGTGCAGCTACACAGCAGTTCTAACCTTTCTTGCTAGTCTTCTGAGCAGTGTAAGCTCCTCTAGAAGAATTAGCAGCAGCCTTTGCCATCTCCTTCCCTGCTCCTTCTTGTGCCGCTGCACCTAGTGCGGGTGGTTCTGGAGGGAGTTTTCCTGTGAGGGTGATTTCATCGTTGTAATGCCCGTTTTCCCAATGCGTTAGAACAGATTCAGCGTTTAGCACTGGAACTGCGGAGTTCAAGTAGAGTGTTGCGCTCTGGGCATGCTTAAATTGAATGTCCGCTTCTTCAGCGCGAGTCATCATCAAAGCTGATTTGTAGACCGGCTCACATTCTTCTAAATACTTCTCATCCAAATCTGGAAAGTACACAGAAGCTAAAAGACCAAACAAGGTTTCCACCACAGGACTAACATGAGTACGGTGGTACTTCTCAACAATCGAAGCAAGTGCATATCTACTTCCTGTTCCAGTTTCACTAAAGGCACCATCACCACTCATAAGCAGAAAGTCTTTAGGAGTGTCGCTTGCGTTCACCAAATAAGATTCAAGCTGCTTGATGAGATTGTCCACACCACCATAAGAACGAGAGCTGAAATCAGCCGTCTCCTGGTCTTGGTCATGGATGAGTCCTCCCATGAGCTTAATACCCTGAAAAATGCTCTTAAAGCGTCTGCCAAGGCTCTGCACGTCTTTGTTTTGTGTTTTCCAAGCAAGCCCTTTAAGTCCTAGCTTAAACATGCTATGACTTTGAAGCATTCCAATCCCTGCTTGCTGAGTGGTTATCCACTTCTCAAGAGGCTCTTGTAAGTAGCTCAGAAGGCTCATGTTGTAGCCCTGTCTGTAGCGCTTCTGCTCATTGTCTATGAGAATGCCAGGAACGTGAATCACTCGGCTAGAATGCACTTCTCCAAGAGGAACTCCGTCTCGTCCTTTCACTCCATTAGGAAGCACAGGGTCATTGTAAGCTGAGGTCATCCTGTACGAGTCACAGGAGCCTGGAATGCCATTAGTAGGCAACACACTCCATCTGCTTCTCGCAACAGCCCCCACAAGCTCACTAGCGGCCTCTGGATTGAAGGGCTTACTAAGGTCACTCGTATCATCCCAAAATAGAATCACATAAGCGTCTTGATACTTCCTTGCCATGCAAGCAGCTTCAATGAAAGGAGAGAGCAGCTTCTTTCTCCAGATGCGCATGAGGGAATTAGAAGCAGGTTTATTCTTCTTTTCTGGTGGTTCCCAGCTTTCTAGAAGGCTCCAGGCTTTATCAGGGATGGTTTCAATGGCACGACGAGCAATCATGGAGCTGCTGTAAATCACGTCCGCGATTTCTCTTGTGATGCCAAATTGTCCGTAGGCTGCATTGCTCCACACTTCAAAAGCAAAGGTGTTGCCACTAGCTCCAGATTGATAGTCCAGCTCATTAGCAAACATGGTCTCCATGCTCATTGCCTGAGACATGATGGCACCGTCTGTGAAAGTAAGAACGCGCATCTCGTCATCTGAGGGAGATTGAATTTCTAGTTGCGGAGCTGAATCAGTCATGCTAAGCTTGGTATTAGTTCAACTTCATTATCCTGAAGGCTTATCATGTCTACTATTGATTTCTTTCTCACTTACAACTTGGAACTGCTAGATAATGACTTTTCAGAAGCTTTGCGAGTGCGTCATCAGGTGTATTGCGAAGAACTAGGCTATGAGGAAGTCACGCCCGAAAAGAAAGAGCAAGATAAGTATGATGCTAAGTCTTGGCACTTTCTAATCAGAGAAACTATCAAAGATATTCCCGTTGCTACTTTCCGTGCAGTGCCTAAGCTCACACCTTCTCAGAAACTACCTTTAGAGAGCATTACAGAATGCAAAGAAAAAGAGTTAGTGGTTCCCAGCTTAGAAGTATCGCGTCTCTGCGTCTTAAAAGACTATCGTAATAACCCTCTCATTCCTTTATGCCTCTACCTTGCGGCTAAAGAACTTGCGGATGCTAGTCACATTTTCTATATCTATTGTGTCATGCAGCCAAGACTCGCAAGGCATGTTAAGCGAGGAGGATTTGATTTTGTGCAGGAAACAGACTTCTTTGACTTACACGGCAAACGAGCCTTGTATTCTCTAGACACTCCAACTCAACGTAAAATCCCTGAGATAGAAGCACTGAGCAAACAAGTAAAAAAGACAATTGGCTTATAGCGTCTTTTTTAAGGCAGCTTCCCACAAATCTTTAACCGAATGCTCATTCAGCATTTCTTCAAACAGAGGCTTGTCTTCATACAAATCTGCTGCGTAAGGTACATTCACCTTCACTTGCATGTTTGGAATGTCAGCATCTGTGTTGTCTAACGCTAGCCTAGTGTCGATGTTATCTCGATATTCTTCTACAATAGTCATGGGAGCCAAGGGATTCTTACGAACTGTGACTCGTCCTTGAAAAGCTTCCCAGTCTCTAGGAGTCTCCTGCACCTCTCTTGTAGCCTCAGCAAATTCTTCCACAAGCTGTTCGCTTGCATCTTTAATGATTTGTGCTAATATGGTTTGTAATGACATGGAGGATTAATCTGGTGGACTCACTAGAAGCACAAGTTCATTTTCTAAGAATCATGCTAGACTATTTGGATTATGACTTAGTGATGCTTCTAGGCTTCTTTCTCACAGGCTTTGGCATCATTGAAATGATGAATGCACTTTATGATGATTTTTGGAGCTAACTTATCATGGCAATTCAAAAACCTCCTCGTCGTCCTCCTTCTGGAGGCTCTGGAAAGGGAGGAGGAAACTCAGCAAGACGGGATGAATCAGGACTTGAGGATGACATCACAAAGCTTGCCATTTTTGTAAACAACATCATGCAGCAACAGCGCCATTGGTTACGAGACTGGGCAATTACAAGCAAACGCATTGTGGAGCTTAACAGCAATAACATCGAGCCTAAGCTACTCGTCACTGCAAATTTTGATACAATGCATGTGTTGCTCACCACTAAGTCCTCCTCACCAGATTACACAGATGCTTGTGGTGGCACTACAAGGACAATGAGCTATGAACTAAATCCTTCTTGGGGAATCAGAAACAGTAAGGTTGTAGGTGGAAAATAGTGCTTAAGATTGTTTTGCTTGCTTATATTGCTTGGGCAATATTTGTTCTTTATTTGTTGGAGGTTATGAAATGAAAAGCTTAAATGAGATTAAAGAAACTTATGACAGGTTGTGTGACTACATCAGTTTCCACGGGTTTAGTGATACTACGCATACTGTGGTAGAAGGACTATTAGCGGAAGCTATTGAGCTTCTTGAATCTAAAGAGAGTATTCCAGCCCTCTCTTTGCAATTGCCTTACTCCTGCCCTCAACCCTCAAAGGCTCTCCTAGAAGGAGCGTTGGATAGCGCAGAGCAGTAGTTCCCCTAGGGAATACCTGTCCTTGGAAGCTGCTAACTCCCTCAACACTAAAATATAGTTCTATGTCCACCACAGAAAGCTGAGTGATGTTAGCAGGGAGAGGCTTAAAAGCTCGCCCTATGAGGGTAATCTTTAAGAACTCACTGCTTTCGTCTCTGTCCCAAACAGCGGAGCTGCCAATGGATTTAGGGATTTCTAGCCATACAGGAATTTCTGTGGTAACATAGTCAAAGATGGGCTTTCCACTTTCTCCATCAAAGGATGAAGGCATGGGAAGCTTCTCTTTCCAGAATATCTTTCCGTTAGGTTTATAGTAAAGAGGAACCATAATAAGTTGCCGTTGTGAACTTTTTGTAATTATTGATATTCGACACAATGAAATTGCTCATGGCAAATATTTCACTTGTAGAGAATTTGCTGAAGACTACATGATTGACAGAAACCTCAAAGGTTACATCGAAGAACTAGAATGTGGAGACTAAAGCTATGATTACTAAAGTTTGGGTTATTGTTGACGCACAACGAGGCTACAATGGTAGTCCTATTCTGGAATACGGTCATTTCTACCTATCGCCCCTAGCTGCTGAGTTAGTTATTAATGATATGTGCATGAACGGATTTTGGGAAGTGAAAGAACTCACGCTAGGAGAAAGAAGCTAAGACAAGCTGCTTTAGCAGTTTGTGTACGGCACAGCAAGAAAGCTCCAGCTAAAGCCACCACCATAACTCAGGTTCACAAAATCCTCAATTAGTCTTCCGTACATTGTTTGTCCAAAACTTGTGAAGGCTACTGAGGATTTTGGAATTTGGAAAGTCATGGAACTTTCTAAACTATCCACCTTAGTGACAGGATTGCCACCATTCAGACTTAGGCTTAGCACATGAGCAAGCACAAGCCCCTGGAAGTACTCGTAGGCGGGGTCATCTGTGGCAAGAGGTACAAAGCACAGAAACTTATCCGCAAGCAGCAGAAGCCCTGCAAATTGCATCTCGGAGACATTTGCATTAGCAAATTCGGGGAAGTAATCTAGAAATAGTGAAAGATTCACAGAAGTAATTAGCTCTCAATTTTAGGAAGAGGTTGGCTACCGTGAGCATGAGCATTCTTAGTAGTCTTAGCTTTAGTGCCAGAAACGTTATCACTTTTGCGATACTGCGTCTTAGCATCACCTTCTTTGAGTTCTCCCACAGGAACTCCGTCAGCTTCGCCTTTAAGGTCAGTGAGCTGAAGTCCTAAGTCACTCTCAAGGCTGGCTACGCGACCATCATAAATCTTGAGCTGTCCTGAATCTAGGTGCATCTCAACAGTTGGATGAGAAAGCATCTGGTCTAGAAGCTCGTCATCGTGGATTTCTGTTAGACCTGAGCCAAAAGTGACGTTATGGATGTCCATAGTCCCTTGCGAATTAGGAATAAGCTTAGGGAATCCATAGCCCGACCAATTGACGACATAAAGTGTAGAAACATTGTTTGACACTGCCATGATAAGTAGGTTAATATGATTAAGTTAGTTCACGTTCATTATCTCTCGGAGGACACGCAAGATGACTTTATTTCGCATTCTAGACGCACAAGCTTTAACCCGCTACACAGGGGTAAGTAATTATTTTGATGATGACTATTTTGAATCGGACAATTGGAGTTGGTCTCCTGTTACTGAAGATTTTGCCCTTCAGGAAGGCGCTATTGAGCACGCTAACTTGGTTACTGCCGAGGATGAAGAATTTGGTGGAGAAGCCTTCATGGAAGAAGGTAACTACGTGATGCTTAACCTGGACACAGGAGAAGCTGGCGACTCTCTAGGAAGCAATCTGCTAGAAGCTGTTGCTTTGTTTAAACAGCAAGCAGACGAAAGTTCTGAGTCGTTTGCTTTGCTGCATGTGGTTGCAGTTGCATAAAAGACTCGCGTTGCTCATCTTTTAGCAGAAAGTCCCTCATGATTGAGGGACTTTCTTTTGCTTACACTACCTTAATTATAGCTTAAATTGTTTTGAAGTGCGACCAAGGTACCTTAGATGCCTGGGATTACAACGATGGACAACGGCTGGCGTGCTAACACTGCTCCAGAATAACGAAACATCGCTGAGCGAACGCCTTCAACCGATTCAAACATGGGTCTCTGCTGAGTAGCTGTATCAAGCATTTCAATGTAGTCAGGACGAGGATTATAACAGATGGCAATAGGTGTTCCACCAGCACCAGCAGTTTCTAGACCAGGAGCCACATGAATGATTTTGCTTCCACCATCAATGGTGAGACCTTGATTAATCAGATAACGCACATAAGGCGTTTCTGCCACACCAGAATCAGATAACCATTTTTGAGTTAGCGGCTCAAAAGCAGAAGGAGGAATGAGAATGTGAGTGGTGCGATAGGCGTGAACAGTGACCTTGCTAGAGTAATAAGCCATGCCTTGAATATCACGTAGGATTTGTTCGGCAGTCTTGTTAATCCAACGAGTGCTTGCACCTGTGCCATCAGCAGGAAGCGTATAGCTTAGCGCATTAGGCTGGTTAGCAATACCAAAGAGACCAATGTTAGGAGAGCCATTGTAACCAAGGTCATCCACAGCGTTGTAGATGGACTGAGCAGCAAGCTCAATTTGAATACCGTTGATGTTTACGCCAGCAGCAGAGGCTTCAATCTCATCAGGGAAAGGAAGACTCCAAGGCTGATACAGAAGTTCAATTTTCTGTGTGCGTTCTTCAACGAATGCGTCCACACCAGGAACGTCGAAAGACGAGTTAGCAATCAAGGCAGCGCGGCCTTGCATGTTGACGATGGGGTAGGTGTAGTAGCGCTTTCCTGCTACAATGTCGGGAGACTGAGGGATGATGCCCTTATCTTCAGAGAACAGGCGTTCTGCCCGTTTCTGAACGACGGCGCGAGTCGAGATTTGCTCAATCTGGCGCTGCATTAAAATTGAAATTGCCATTTCTTACAAATCTCCTTAGTTAACTGTGGCGACGAAACGTACACCAGCATAATATTTACCATCCCACCCTTGTTCATGCTCACCTGTGAAGACAAGACGAGCAGTGGTGAGAGTTACTCCCACAGAAGCAGAGACGCGACCGTAGTTAGCAACAGCAGAGCTGTTGTCTACAAACACCGCGGCACTTTCAGTAGGCGGAGTTGCTGAATCAAACTCAACATACCAAGTACGAGCTACTGCACGACTAACTACTTCACCTGGAAGTACGCTAGCGTTGGTTGTAGTATCATTAACAGTGTTAGCGCTAGGGATAGCACCGTACACAGGACTTGCGTAACGACGAATCAGAATACCTGCAAAGTCAGCAGCAACAAAAGCAGAAGTGACGGCTTTCACACCACGACGCTTACCTCGATACGCATTAGCTGCGTCAGTGTCACCAGCAGTGTCGTACATGAGGATACGACCAGGAGTGGCAGGAAGAGAAGCAGGGGCAATCACACCTGTTGCAGTGTCAGTGTATTCAGCAGAGAAATTCTCAGCAGTACGCTTACCACCAACAACGTTAGGAGCCATGCCACGGGCACGGAAATTAGCTAGAACTGGAATAGGCATTTACTTTAGCTCCCTATTTGAAGACCAAGCCACCGTTGGCTTGTCGTGTGAACCCTGCACCATCTTCCACATCCACCGTCTCTACAGAAGCATCTTTGAACTTCTTGAAGACTTGTTCGACTTGAGAAGATTTGGCAGTCTTAGTAGCTTTAACTTGATTCTGAACGTTGCGGAATACCGAGAAAGCAGCGTTAATTTCAGCGTCAGAAGTGGAATCAGAGATTTCAAACACTTCGCTGTCAGCAAGTAGCACTCGCTTTAGTTGAGAAGCAGTTTGTCCAAAGTCCGTGACCTTCTCTTTAAGAGAGTCAGAGAACTCTAGCCACAATGCAACGGCATCAGCGACTTGAGCAGAAAAAACTTCTGCATTCTTTGCACTGTCAGCAATTGCATCAGGAGAGGGATTCTTGGTGAGTAGATTATAAGGTCGAGCGGGGTCTTCAAATGCAGATTTAATTGCGGAGATGAAGTCTATGGACGCAGAGAGATTGTCTGCAACTTTGGTCATAGAATCACAAGTAGCGCCATACTTGTCAGCCATTGCTGCCAAGCCATCACACATTTTGTTCATCTTGTCACAAACCGCGCCCATCTTGTCTAGCATTGCAGACGAATCTTCTGCCATGTCGTTTTGTTTCCTTCTTGCGGATGAATGTTGTTCGGGATAGGGAAAAAGGGCTGAAGCGTCTTCTTCCTGTTCTTCTCCTTCATTTTCACTAGGTTCAGCTTCTGCTGTTGCAGTAACTGTCAGTTCCAGTTCTTCGTCTTTCGTTTTTTTATCCATGACCTCAATTTCTAGAGGGAAAGTATCATTAAATACAAAGTCTTCAGAAGCAGGAGCTTCGTCTGTAATTGCTTTCACAACTTCCCCGCCTCTACCTAATTCACAGAAAGCAAGATGATTAACTGTAATGGGAGTAACTTGCTGCTTCTGGTAAGGGTACTGTCTGTTCTTCTGTCCAGCAATTCCTGCGACATCTTTCCAGCTTCCCATCTTATTCTTCATGGGACTTGAATATCCTACGCTGAGACCAAGGTGCATCTCAGCAGCCTTGCCACTGTCAAATAACCCACAAAGAAAAGGGTCATCCACGCAGATTCTTACAAGTGCCAGCCCATCTTTGAAAGTTGTATCTACAATGAGTCCTACTTTCTTATCTCTATTCTTAGTGGGACTCTGCTCAAAGTGCTGCATGGTCACAGGCTTGAAGAGTAGCAGCTTCGTCATCTCTTCAATGAATGCAGCATCCCTGAACGCTGTGAAGCCATACTCAGGATATTCTTGACAGCCCATACGAGCAGCCACACCAGTGATAAACCAGTAACCTGTGGCCTCGTCCTTGATTGGCTTGTTCAGCTCAAGGTTATCAAGTATTTTGTCAATGCTCATAGTGAATAGCCAATAAAAAAGAGGATGCTAGTGCGTCCTCTTCATTATCTCGACGATAAGTATTGATTTAGCCTTTACTAATCTTCCCAAAAAACAGAGCTAGCACTAGAGTGAATAAAACAATTGCAATAAACAGTCCATAAATGCTCCAACTAATTAAGTACAGCTCAATGATAAGAAAAGTAAAGATACCAAAGAGCATCACAATAAAAAGCAGTGCAGGAGGCAACCCTTCACACAGCAATTCATAGATGCTTTGTAATAGACTTAGAATTACGTTTTTCATTTTATGCTCTCTCCAATGTAGTTGTAGTGGTGCTAGTTCTTTTTAAGTAGCCATGCTCCACAAGCAAATCTGCCCAGAAAGAATTAATGTAGTCTCTTCCATGCATTCCATGTAAAGCACAGCTTAAGAGGTCATCCAAGTCCTCCACAGGAAACGTTTCATCATACCTCATATAAACATGATACTTACCTAAAGCATCTTGGAATAAGTGCATTCCACTTTTAGCTCCTAGCTGGAGGTCAAACACAATCCCTTTACTTTCTCGGTATTCTCTGTAGTAAACTTCTACTTGAAGTCCTTTTTTAATAAGGTCTTCAACAAAGTCGGGAATAATAATGCTCATTCTATTTTTGCTCCATTGCTTTTTGATATTCTATCCAAGCCCAAGTACCTTGCAGATAAGGATTAGGTTTCCCTTCCTTAGCTTCTTCTTTGACTTCGTGAGTTGTTTTATAGCTGCTCATTTGATTTGGCTCCATGCTAATCCAATGCTTTTCTCTTTAGTAGACTCAATACCTTCCACTGAAGGATTCATTCGATGCCACTCTTCTTTCATTATGGATTCTAGCACATCATAAGAGACCTCGGCTAGTTCATCCTTAGCGCAGACAAGGATTTCATCATGACAGTTGTTTGCCAGCCACACCTTTGCATAACCTGTCTCGTCTGCAATGTTGTATTCATTAGGAATGATGTATTCCTGCACAAAGCGTATCTGAGAGCGCATCATCATGATTCCCTCGCTACTCATCCACTCTGTAGCGCTCACATCTGAGATGGAGCAGCTAACGTACTGATTGCCGTAGAAACCTGTTTGGTAATACTTCGGCACGTAGCGAGAGAATCCAGAAGCACAGAGAAGCTTAGCAAACTCCACAGGCTTCTTACGAGCCTCCTTAGTTTGTTCTTCGTCAAGCTCTTCCCAATCAACTTCGTCAGGACTTAGCAGAGTGATTTCATCAGGCTTGAGAATGCTAGTTGTAGTGTTCACTTCTTTCTGCTTACGCTTCACATACTCTCTAATCTCAGGTATTGCTTCCCACAGAGCAGCAAGAATGACCTTACAGGTTTCAAGGTCTACAATGATTCCCACTTGCTTCAAGCTGTTCTGGAGCCTTGCAGCGCCTCCAAGATTGATTGCTAAATAGATGGCGGTCTTTGAGATGTTCCGGTAGTACTTAGCAGTCTTGAAGAGGCTCTCAAGGAGAGCCTCGACAGTATAATACTTAGTCTTTATAAGCTGCTGACTTGCCCACAAAAGCATCCCTTCGGAAGGCTCCTCACTATGGTCAAGGCCAATGGCCTTAATGCGTAGAAGCTGCTTGTAAGAGCAGAGAACCTTGTAAAATGCGCTATCAATAGGCTCACAAGATTTAATGATGTAGGCAGCGTTTGCGAGGTGAATGTCTTCTCCTGGTTGCATGGTGGCAAGAGCAAGTTTGGCTCCTGAATAATGCACAGCAAATCGAAGGTGAGAGCTGCTTAAGTCAATACCAATCAGCTTGTGAGTGGGAGGAGCGCAGAACACTTGTCGAATATCAGGAAGTTCAGGATACAGCTTAGATTCTTTCGCAGGGTTTTGACAGTTTGTACCCACGTTCTTGCCTCTAACCAAGTCACCTTGACTCGTCCTTCCCATACACTGACGAGCTTGCACTTGAATGCCAGGAGTGACGCAAGAGTCTTCTCGATAACCCTCTGCGCGTCTAAGTCCTTGGATGTAGCCCAAGCGCTTGAAAGCTGCTTTAGCATCAAGAAGAGATTGCAGCTTAGGGAAAGTGAGAGCAAGTTCTTTAAGAGTTCCTGCCTGAGCATTAGTCACCTTAATTCCTTGCCCATCTAACCACCCTACAATGGCTTGAGAACTAGCAGTGGCAGACAAGCCACTTTCTTCTAGCCACAGAGCTTCCTTCTTTGAGTAGTACTGTTGAGTTACGGTTTCCACTTCTCTCAAAGTCTGCAAACTGATGGGCATTCCATGCTTACGAATCATGTGGCAGCAATGAACATAGTCATTCAGAATGGCTGCAAACTCCCAATTCTCCCCTACTCGGTCAAGTCGCTTCTCAAGCTCTTCCACTGCGTTGTGAGTGATTTTAGTGTCATCAGCACCGTAGTTGAGCTGAGCAGGAACTAAGCTCACACCGAAGTCGCTCTTCTGCAAGCTCTTGTCTGGAGTGCCTAGCCCAAGCCTTGTACTAATTGCTTCTAAGCTGTGAGCAAGCATTCCAATTCCTGCCCAAAGTGATTTACTCATGAGCATTGAATCCTTAATCTGACAACCATAGAAAGTCAGTCCTAGCTGATAATCAAGGAACAGCAGGTCAAACAAAGCGTTCTGAAATTTAATAGTCTTCCCTTCAACCCGCTCTTGGATGTAGCTACCAAGCTGAAAACGCACACTGTCAGAAACGTTTTGATGCCTTCCTCCAAAGTCAATAATAAGCGTCGTATCCAGCACTGGAGAGTAAATCTGAAGCAAACGAATCTTCCCTAACCAGCCCACAAGAGCTTTCCAGCCATTAGGTTCATCTTCGTCAAATGTTTCAGTGTCAATAGCAAGCACTTCAGAACTGCGCGTCCACACGTCAATGAGACCAAACACGCTAGGGTCAGCAGCGTCTACTACAGTGATGCTGGAATCTAAAGTGCTTTGCGTAACTGCATGAAGCACCCCAATGCTCTTGTCTAAAGGCTTAATCCAATAGTAGTGAGATGCGTGAAGGTATTGAACAAAAGCAAAGTCATCTGTCGTGGTGATTTGTAGCTTCTGCTTATAGCGCAAACGTGCAGGAAAGCCTAAAGCATCTCCAAGCTCAGCTCCAGTAATTTTGTCATATTCCTTAGTCTCTCTAGTTTCCTCATCAATTTCAGGAAGCTTCCACAAGCTAGTGTCGCTGCTAGAGAAAGAGAAGTCTCCTTTCTTCCCTGCCACCCAAACTCCAGGCTCAGTGGTCATGTGAGCCACGAACTCCATCCAAGCAGTGCTTGGCTTATGCAACTTTTTGCATAGCTCAAGGTAATGCTCTTCATCATGTCTGCTAAAAATAGCTGCTTCCACAAGTCTAAGCACAAGTGTGTTAAGCCATTGGTCTAGCTCATCATCACTAGGTAGCACAGGAATGCTATACACCATTGCAGTGTTGTCTTTGTAAGTGGCAATCCAAGTAGGCACTTCTGGCAGCTTAACTACGTACAATAGATTCTCAGCCTTGATTTTCTTTGGAAGTAAAAGCTTGGTCATACGTGATTTTCGATAAGTAAGGTGAGCCTCCCAACTTACGCTTGAGGCGTGAGCCGAGATAATGAATATGTACCAAGAATATCACATAAGGAACAAAATGGCACTTCACGCACCACGGACTCATCCCAGAGATTATGGATTCAAATCTGGCGACTACCACCTGGTTGTCAATGCAACTTCAGAAACCATGAAGGCTTACACCTTCTCTGGAAAGCTTCTTTGGGAGCGTCCTTGCCTTGCAATGGGGCAAGACCCCAATTGGCGATTAGTTGGTGGCGACACTCCTCCTAGCGTCTACAAGCTAGGCACTTTCTACAACGATAAGGCTAATGGCACTATGGAACGTGCTTATGGCTGGATGTTCTACGACATGATTGATTGCGACGTAAGCAGACGAGAAAGTGGTGAAAACACTAATGGACGTAGCGGCGTAGGACTACACGGTGGAGGAAGTGGTCTTGCTGACCCCTTTGCTCCGTACCAGAGGCTTGTACCCACTCTTGGCTGTTTGCGTATGTATAACGCTGACCTAGAAGATTACATCTTGCCACTATATAGCCAAGGCACTGTCTTTTTGAGTGTTTACCAAGACGACAAATAAAGTCTTTACTTGACAATCTCCTTTCTCCTGCGCTAAGCTTTTCTTAGTTCAGGAGATTTTTTATGAACACGTACTACTACTTTCTCTACTTAGAAGACCCTCAAACTAAAGCCAGTCAAAGTTGTTACTGGTATTTTACCTTAGATTCAGGTCTTTTCCCACAAACTCTTGCTGAAGAGCTAAATAAGCGCACCTTAGAATATGATGAAACCGCTAAAGCTTCTTTTGTGCAGCAGCATTTAGAGGATGGACACCATGCACCTAAAACGATTGTGCAGGTAAATAGACACCTTGCGAAGTTAAACTGATGCCAAAAAGTAATTGGTGCTTGGGGTGTGACGCAAACAAAGTATGGGATGGGCAAAAGTGCGATGTGTGCGGAAAACGACAAACCAAAGGGATAGGAAAATATTCTCCCCGACAGCAGCCAAAATATGATAAGATGCAACAAGACCTAAAAGATTATCTGGAGAACAACTAGTGCGACTTCAAAACAAACGAATGAAATCAGAAGTGAAGGGGGTGAGCTTCAGCCAAACCGAAAGCAAGTGGCTCGCTCGTCACAGAGGTTGGTACATTGGACGCTTTAATACTCGTCCTGAAGCAGAAGCAGCAGTGCTAGGTTATACTAAGGTGTTTAAGGCTTTTTGTGTTGCTTGCTCCAGACAAAGCGCTGGATGACAGACGAATCATTAGTCATACTGATTGTCCAGAAGGAATTACGGGAGAAGACATCTTCAATCGTGATGTGGCTTGGATTAATGAGAGTGACCTTGTTGTAGCTAATTTCAATGCTCCACATTTTAGTCCTGGTACAATGTGGGAATTAGGCTACGCTTATGCGCTTAATAAGCTCATTGTAGCTTTTGGTAGGCACGACCAGCTATCACACCCTTTCGTAGATAATACTATTTCAATTGGTGTTACACTAGCAGATGCTAAGAGTGTCGCGAAAACAATAAACACAATCTTGAAGGTTTGGTATAATGAAAAGTAAACCGTCTGTTTTCATTGGTCTTTCAGGCCAGAACCGCATTGGAAAGACAACAATGCTCAAGTGGCTCACCACAAATTACGAGGTTACAAACTGTAATCCAGGGGAAGCTCTTAAGGTTATGTGGGCATTCTCTCAAAGACCTTTGTGGCAGCAAGCAGCAGGAAATTGGTACTTCAAACACGAATGCTACTCTAAGCTTAGAGAAGTTATGCAAGAAGATGCTGCGGGTCTTCTTGCATACTACGAGGAGCAAAAAGCGCATCACATCAGCCTGGGCTTAGGCCAAGAGTTTCGTCATTACCTTATTGGTTTTGCTGAGATGTGGAGAGCTTTCTATCCTGAGATTTGGTGTAAGCTGGCTAAAGAACTCTTCTACGTGGAAGGACAAGTCGCCTTTGGTGAGATTCTAAATCGGGGAGAATACAACATTCTTCGTCGTCAGTACGACTACGTGTTTCCAATTGGCTTAGTGTGTGCAGAACCTGCGGAAGGTGGAGGAGATGATAGTCGAGGAAAGCTTAGTCACTATGACAACATCTTTAGTTACGAAAAACCTTACGATAGCATCAACATTGCGACAAAGATTGTAGAGTGGTACAATGATGCTGTAGACGGTATTAGTTTGCAAAAGTTACCTTTGGTTGAAGAAAAACCTTTTTAGGAGAAAACCATGACTGAAGAATTTAGCTGGGACAAAGAACTGAGCAGCCTCACCTCTGCTTTAGGACAACAAAACTTCTTAGCGGAAGCAGAGTTTCGAGATAAAATCATGGCAGCAGGAGAAGCATTAGGCGTGAACGAAGACCGAATCTATACAAAAGAGCAGACAGAGTTCTTAGCATCTAACGCTAAGCAGATTAAGACCTACATTCGTTCATGGTTCTTGGAACGAGACACTAATTTAGATGATTCTAAAGATGTGTGGTTCGGAGACTTTCTATTCACATGCTTTGCCTACCATGACTTTTATGCTTCTGTGAGCTACTATCCTAGTCGTAATGATTCCATTGCAGTGATTAGCTTTAACGAGAAAGTTCTAAAAGAATCTTTCCTCACTGGTAATCCTGTGGAAATCTGGACTACAATAGAAACTGTAAAGCTAGATTTGAGTAATCTATGACAATGCCCACAGACGACCTTCTAGAGCAATTCAAAATCAATGCTGCCTACGGAGAACACATTCCTCTCTCTAGGCAAGCAGCCATACGCACGTTTGCAGAAGAGTTTGTTCACAGTCGTGACATTCTTTCAGAACGCAAAAGCCAATACGTCTATCAAAGTGTGTTGGCTAACGTGTGCTTCCAAAGTGCTCTAGTGAGAGCTGATTTAAGTAGACTTCTCATCCTATCCGACTTAATAGTGTTTGTAAGGGATGCTATAACAACCTACTTAAATCAGCAGAATGCTCTGAATGCTGGAATGCCTTTACAAGCTTTTCAAAAACCTGATGACACCCTCCTAGTGCTATTTGAGTACGTCATGGCATTGGTGTTTCAAGTGAAGATTGCTGAAGAAGTGGCAGCAGAAACTGCCATGTTCCTTCTCCAGCAAGAAGAAGGTAACACTGAAGAGCTTGGGAAGCTTGAAGAGACAGCAGCTTTGTTCAATTCTTTCAGCGTCTATATGGTACCTGCCGCGATAGCGTACATGGAAGAGTTCTATCCAAGTCGTTTGGAGCAATATTTAGATTCTTACTAAATTATAGTCGCGGGCGCTCCAGCGCTTAGCGTCTTCGCTTATTGCTCTTGCAATCTTATTAAGCCTCTGCTAAACTAGCTTTAGAGCAACAGATAAGCTCCTAACAACAAAATTCAAAAGGACTTTCTCTCATGACCCTTGAAATTTCTCTACATGACGCGCTTTTTGCAGTTCAAACACACTTAAATGATTCGGACAAACAAAGCTTTTTCTTAATAACTGCAAGAGGCAACATTAGTCCTATCATTGGGGCTTCAGACAAATACTACGACACTGCGGATGCGCGTGAAATAATCGAAGCAAAACTAGAAGGTGGAAAGGCAGTCTATAACTACGACGAAAAACAAGGGGTCTACGAAGAATACTTGTTTGGAAAAGCCCTCGAAGAAACAGAAAAACCTTTTCACCTACGCTACAACATAGGGGACAAGTTCATCATCCTGAAGGACATTTCAGATTGTCCTCTTTATCGTGACTTAAAGCTGCCTATAGGCTACGTGACAACAGTTGTACATGACACTACAGATGTAGAAGATAGAATGAACTACTGCCTGAGCAGTGAAGATTTCTCTGATGGTCTGTGGGTTTGGAACGCTATGTTCAAGGGGCACTTGGAATCTGGAGCTATTGCTCTCTTCAAAGATGTTCTTAAAGCAGGATTTGAGTTCTACATCACTGACGGAGAAGCTTGGGAAGAGCTTGTGGGGTATGGAAGGTACGGTCTTCCAGAAGGAAAAGCATTCATTGAACGCACTCATGCTCCTAACATCGAAGGAGAAACATTATGTATAGAGTCGTGTGTTGACGGTTATTCCTGGCACTACAAAGAAGAACTTGTGATTGAAGCTTTTGAAAAAGGATTTGCGAGTCTTCTTGTTCCCACTCCTAAAAAGAAAGAACCTTCAGTTCCTTTCTACGACAGATTTGAAGTGGGTGACACTTTCAAGGTTCTTCACGGAGACGTTGACATTGCCAATGTTAGAGTAATTTTTGAAGAAGGAACCAATTTCATAATTGACCGTAAGGAGGGACGTACTAATTCATATAGTCTTCTCACTTTTCCTACGTCAGACTTTGGTGGTGGCTTGTGGTGTGATAACGACAAGTTTGAAGCAGTCTTAGCTGAAGGAAACGTGGTTAAGCTAGAAGAAGGTTGCTCTATGAGCTTCTCTGAGACTCCTTGTGAAGCTCCCGCGCCTAGAACAATTACCTTAGACGGTGTGGATTATTTGTTGACTCCCAAAGCAAAATAACTTAGACTACAACTTGAGGTAGAATTTGTTCTTTACCTTATTTGTTTAGTTGTTCTCTCCCCTAGCTTTAACTAAGGGAGAATTTTTATGCTAAAAGCTGTCCATCCACGACCAATCCGCTTTATTAAGAGCAATGTGTGAGGGGTCAACTAAATACATTGCAAATGCTGCACAGCAGAAAACAGCGCTAAAAAAGATGTCATCGCTTTTGTCTGGTGCCCTGACTAAATCTCCTGAATCGCTGTCCCAACTAACTCTCGTAAGATGCTTAAAAATGTCACCAGATTCCTTACTCTTACCTCCAGCAAACCTTAAATAATCTCGATTAACAGCTATGTTAGCTCCAGAAAACAATGCAAAAAGGTGCTTAGCAAACTTTTTATGTTTGATTTTTACGCAATCAAAGAACTCCCCGCCGTCTTGCACCTGCTTAATGATGAAATCGTCTTTTTGTTTAGCTTGCTGGTCAGCGAGTGTCAGCCCTGTTTCAGAACAGATTTTAGCTGCGGAAGCTATAGAAGGTTCGTTGTCAATAAACCCTCCATCAATATCGTATTTTGCAAGAAGCTCTCCAGTAGCAAAACTAGGAAAACACTCTAAAGCTAGGATGTTCCATTTGGCAGTAGAGAAAGCAAGGTTAGGAGGGAGATGACTATCGAAAATAAACTCAATCGCGGCAAAGTAGTTGGAGCTTCTTCCTTGGTCAATACCGCAGAGTTTAACAGAACGTATTCTATCCTGCCTAGCAGCCTCAGGAGTGTCTGTTAAGTTGTGAGTTTGATAGAAACTATCCTTAGTAAAAAACTTGCGTTCTAAGGCGTTTATAAGAGCTTCTGAAGTAATGCAGTTTGCAGCAAAGGTTGAAGGTGTTCCGCAACGCTGCTGGTAAAAGTCAGAGATATTCTCAAGTGTGCAGTCTGCCATTATCTCAGCAGCTATATTTGTTCGTTGTCTGGAGAGCGCACCCACCCAGAGACCTACACGGAGCTGCTTTTTCTCCCACTGTTCGGGAACAACATTTTGCAAAAAGTCCTGAAGACTGATTTTATTCTTGACGCACCAGAATCTTGCTTCGTAGCGCGATTCATCCGAAAGCTCTTGTTCACAATACTCACATCCTACAAACGCAGTTTCAAAGCTATTATTAGGGTCATGACAAAATAATTTTCGGGGCATTCCATCTTCATAGCAAAAACTCTTTAGCAAGGTACCATCTTCGCTGCGCACCATTTCAGGTCTAAATAGAGCACCGAAAGGGTGAAGTGATGCTAGTTTACCACAGTGGTTACAGATGACGTGAGGAATGAACTCATAATCAGCGTCTGCAATACTACTTTCGATGCCAGAACCTCCTGACGGAGTTCCTGTAAGCCTCACAGGGTGAGTCTTAATTTTTCCTGCGTCTAAGCGTCTAAATAACGCTTGCTGTGCAGACAGAGGGCTTTGAGAGCTTTCATCGCAAGTTAGCAGTGATGCTGTAACGGCAACACTACTTGTTCCTGCCCCAATTTCAGAATCGGATTTTTGGCTGTTGACGTGAGTAAAAGTTGCAGGAGCGACCCCCACATCATAAGTAGTAGTGGAAGTTCTCATTTCTCTTGTAATGGTAGTAATACCACTTACTTTGCTCCAGTTTTTCAAAACTGGTAGATGCTGGCGAGGCTGCAACAACTCAAGCATTCTTGCTTTAGGCCAACTGAAAAGAGTTGCAAGACCTGCTCTCTGGCTCATCCAGGCGTTAACTTGAATGACACTTGCAGACTTAAATCTTTGAGAGCAGCCGCTCACGTAAACTCTTGCAACACGTAAGTCACCCACAAGTCGCAAACACTCTTCAAAGCAAGGTTCTGAAAAATCAAGTCTTTCTCCAAACTCATTTACTCCATAAGTCTTCATTTCTATTATCATCTGCTCAACTAGCTCACCGGATGCAACCTGAGCTTGGATTGTTGAAGCATTTTTTCTTGTTTTACCGTCTAATGCAGCTAATCTTGCCCCAGCAATACTTGATGCACTGCGACGCTTGGTAGACGTTGATTTAGTTGTCATGCTACACTATAGTATTATTCCTACATTCATTTTCTATGGCACCTCAAATCACAAAAAAAGACTTTATTGCTAGGGCTTCAGAAGCACATCCAGGTAAGTACTCATACCAGAAAAACACGTTTCACTAAGGCAGCTAGCCACGTAACAATAACTTGTCCCATTCACGGAGACTTTCAGCAAGATGCTCATGAGCATCTTAGAGGTAGAGGATGTCGAAAGTGGGGTTCTGCGGCTGTAGGTAAGAGCCTCACGAACACCTCAAAGGTAGCGGATGCAAAGCTTGCAGGTTGCTAAGAACTGCTGAAGCAAATGCACGTGCTAATAGTCACAAGTATAAACCCGACAGAGAGGCTCTCGCTGAACTTGTGTCAGTACGGACGAGACTACGCAACACGCTGCATCAGCTATTAAATGATACTAAAGATTCAAAGGCAGGTATGCGCTCATCATACTTAGTAAAGTATTCCACTGAAGAGTTGGTCGCGCATTTACACACCTTTCCTATATGGCACCAAAGAAAAGAAATAGAAGTTGCAATAGACCAGATAATACCAGTAAATTTCTTCATTAAGAAAAATGTGCTAGAACCTAGCATTGTTAACGGTCTGTGGAATCTTCAAGTTCTAACCAAATCAGACAACGGCAGAAAGTCAGACAAAATGTGTCCTCTGCTAGAAGCTTAGTTTGACGAGATTATTGAATATGTTAAAGCGCAGCCAGCACCGTTTAGTCTCTAAGGAAGAGTGAGTAGAGTGAGCAGTTCAGTGATGGCAGCAGTGTATTGAGTTACTGCTAAATTCCAGTACACAATCTCCTCACTGCTGGCACCTGGATTTTTCAAGATAAGCTCTTGAAAATATAGCTTCTCCTGTCTTGCCACAATGAGTGCAGTGGAAATATAACTTTCAATTTTTGGAGGTAACAATGAAGCCATAGCAGGATGTTCCAGTGAATTACCTCTTCATTATCTTGCTTCGCTTCGATGCACAACAAAAAGCCCTCCACACAAGCTTGCCCAAAGGGAAGCGCTGGAAGGTAATGGTTTAGCTCAAGTTGTTTGTGCTAGAAGTCGATTTCCCTCACAGCAGCATCATCTTCATATTCATCATCATCATCTGAAGGACTAAGCACTTCAAACAGCTCTGTGAGGATTCTAGCGATTTGCTTGTATTTTCCTAGCTCATAGTCACGTATTGCTCTAGTTCGGTAGCCCACATATTTATTTAGTGCTTGTGGCACATCACCAGGCTCGTATTCATATCCCCAATAGTAATCAAACAAAGATTCGTTTGCGACATATGTTATGCGAGCATCATCGCTAATTAGAAGATAGTAAGAATCGTCACATTCAACAAGTAGCACAGGTTTGGTGGATGTCATGTTTTTAGCTCCAAAATTCAAAAGGTTTATCAAGCTTGTAGGAATAGAAGGAATCCAAGTCTGGACGCTCTTCATCTAATCCTAGCATATCTCTGGAGATTTGGTCATCGTCTTGACCAATTAAGTCTTGAAGTGCTGCAATGAACTTTTTATATTGAGGAACACTTGTGATGAATCTGTCCACGTGGTCACGCCCTTCTCTTCCTGCGTTCTGAACAATCATGAAGGGCTTATCTTCCCACCACACCGTTTTAAGTGTCCAGGTGCGTCTACCATCAAAACAATGGTCTTTAAGCACTTTGATTTCAAAAGGAAGACTTTCAGTATCTAAGTCGTAAGGAATGTCATTTTGAACTTCATAGAGGTGTTCTGCTATGGAGAAAACAGTGCATTCATAAGGGAGGTCTTCAGAAGGAAGAGAGTAAAGCTGTCTTGCTGTGGTCATTTGAATTTTTCTTTAACTATGCTCTTTTAGTCTAAGTTAAAGAACAGGCTTTTGTCAAGCTAAAGAATAGGCTTAAGTTTGGCTAAGAGTGCTTGTACTTATTGTAAGCTGCCATTACAATTTACATTTGCGCTCTATGTACTTAGTTAATATCTATAACGATACTCCCTTCGGTCGCTTTTATCCCCACTCAGAGAACGCGAAGCGCTTATCTCTTCGTGGTAAGTGCCTTCTTACACGCTTTCGCGTGAAATTCAATGCTCACTGCGTTCCGCTTGAATTTGGAAGGCAGATGTTCCCTTCGGTCACTAAGAGCCGCTCCCGCTGGTCGCTATATGCTACGCAGTGTTCGCTTACGCTCAAATATCTAGACAATAAAACCTGGTTATAGCTTGTTTTATATAGCTACTCTATAGCCTGTTTATTAGCTGAGACACTTCGTGAAAAAAATTAATAATTGTTCTATAAATAATCTATAGAATGCTCCAAACGCGCGAAAAATGAAAAGTTAAAAAGACCAAGCACTCCGGTCATTACATAGACATGGCAAAGCCACGGGGTTTCTGCTTTTGGAAGCTCCTCGCAGCGGAGCGAGGAGAGCGTACTTTACCGTGGCTATTGCCTTCTAGAAACTTCCTGCTCTTTCAAGCGACAGAAAGCGAATTTACTTGCCCTTCGACTCAGTACGGCCTTCTGCTTTGCAGAAGGGGAGAAGATGAATCCTAGAAGCTTTTCATCTAACAGAGTCTTCACCGGAACAGGCAACGCAGCTAAATGCTGCTTGCTCTTTCCAGATTTTACCACACGGCTCACTCAATCTTATGTCAGACTACATTTCTGTAGTGTGGGTGCTTCCCCTCACACGCTAGTCCGTCAGACTAGCTTCTTCGCGTTTGCGTTTGGCTTTGTTAGCACTGGTCGCTTCGCTTTGAGATGTGGGCTGATGCCTTTTAGCGGTGTGTCGCATTCTCACAACGACATCCTGAAAGATGTCTGGAGCATTACTATGTAGTGAGGAGTTCACCCTCTACTGGTATCTTCATTATCTCATACTGGATTACTTTTTGCAACCTTATACCAAATTTATTTTTGTGTGTTATGCTTGTGAAATACAGCGCAAGGAGATTGTCACACATGAGCATTAAAGTCACCGCAACAGCCATTGACGTTGAATTTGTTCCTCTTGCAGACTGGCTAAAATCTTTTCCAATCATTCTAGAGGAAGCTGACGGATTCATATATCTTTTCAATAAGCTTCACGTGAACGGTAAAGACTTTTACACTTATTCCATGCTCAGTCCTAATGCAGGAAAGTGTTTTACCACTTCATAACCACCTCCGACCTTGAAGAAATCTTAGCTTACCTTCTGAACCGTAGGTTCAAGAAATTCATTGGTAAACTAACTTTGGAGCAAGACTAATGATGCTGACGGAGCATGAATACGCCCAAATGATGCGAGAGCAGGACAAGCAAACTCGTGTTGACTTCAGAACATTTAGTGATGGAATGGAATGTGCCAAAGTTGAGGGCTTACAGTTAGAAGTGTTCTGCTTATTTGTTGACCAGATACGACGCAACCCAACAATGACTGTCTCTGAGGCCGTGCACCACGCACTTTATGATTAGGATTTGTAAGTCTGTTTAACCCTTCTCACTGTTCTAGATTCTGTAACACACTAAATAGTTGAACAAGAAAATGTAGATGGAGGGAAGCCGCGAGTGTTAGGCGCGTTTGCTTTCCTTTTACTAAAAACATTCTAATAAGGCATCTTCATGGCATACAGTAAGCACCGCAACGGCTCACACTCTCAAGAAGAAAGACCCTCAGAAATGATTAGCATCTTCCCTAAAACGCCAGGACAGCAGCGTCTAGTGGAAAGCATCGCCCAGAACTCCATAACAATTTGCACCGCCCCCGCTGGCTCAGGAAAGACCCTCTTAACGCTTTATGAAGCAGTTATGATGCAAAAGAAGCAAAGCATACGAGAAATTCTCTACACTAAGCCTATTGTCGATTTCCCCAGCCTTCAAGGAATAGGTTTTCTACCAGGAGAGGCTGACGAGAAACTGGCTCCCCTTCTCTGGCCTGTGAAAGACAACTTAAAAGTGTTCTGTGGAGACGCCATGCAGGAATATTTGCTCAGAAAAAAGAAGATTGAGCCTATTTTGCTTCAAGATTTACGTGGAAGGAGCTTAAACGACACTTTTTTAATTGCAGATGAGATGCAAAACGCCACTCCTCAAGTGGTTGAAATGATTCTTACTCGCATTGGAGATAGGGCTAAAATTGTAATCATGGGCGATTACCACCAGAAAGATAGCAAAGATAAGTTCTATGACGGCCTTTCTGACGCTGTTTTTAGGTTAAAAGACCTTCCAGAAGTGGGAATTGTTGAGATGGGATGGGAAGATGTAGTGCGTTCTGGCGGTCTAGTAGGAGAAATTCAACAAAGATACCACTCTAATTGACAAGTTCTCTCCTGGTTGTGTTATACTAAAAAAGTTAGTCAGCCAGGTGATTACAAAATGCAACTAAGTGATTTATCTAAGATTTGGGTAAAGAAGTGTAGGTTTCCATACGCAAAGACTTACTACTTGGATGGAAAAGCCTTTGACACAGCAGAAGGACTTATTGAGTTCTTTCTTAAGCGTAAAGGTTGGGGAACTCCTGATTGGAGTGAGTGGGGAGTTCTAGGTATTGAAGACACGATGCGTCTTTATGAGCTTACCTGGGCTAATAAGTTCTTCTGGTGGTGTAGAGAACCTGTGAAGGTTGTTTGGGTGAAAGAGGCTGGTTTTGAAGAACTTCACAGACACTATCAAAAAGCTCCTTATGATTCTATAGAGGAAGAAGCTTGTCGACTTCGCATGATTGCCCATGTGCTGGAGCGCTTGATTGCTCCTCAACAAGAGCAGATTTGTGAAATTATCGAGTAGTAGGAGAAGATTATGGCACTGTTTGAAGACCTTTATCCAGACCTAGTTTTCTCTGAGGAAGTGAATCACCGAGGAGACGTGTTATTTTTAACTCAGCATCCTTGTCAATGCCTTGAATGCAATACTTTCACTAGATTCATGAGCATTTCCTTCATGGGACATCATTGCTCTGAGGAATGTAACGAAAGTGCTTGGGAAAAGCTACATAAGTGCTATAATGAAGCAGAAGACAAGTATGGAAGACCAAAATGACTGAACAACTAAGCTCCTTTCAACAAATTGGTCTAGACAAAGCGCTTGCAGGACAAAACATCTCGTTTGAAGCTACTGCTGGAGCAGGAAAATCCTTTCTTTTAGGCAAAATTGCTGACAATTCGCCTAAAAAGAGTCTTTTTGTGGCTTTTAACGTGCATAATGCAGAGCACTTGAGAGGTAAAATTAATGCAGACTGCATGACTTCTCATTCTCTTGGTAAACGCTCTCTAAATCGCTTTGGAGCTGAGTATTCTCCTAACACCATTCGTCCTCTCACTAAAGCTTTAGGCATCCCAGTTAAAGAAACTCTTGCTTTTGAGCAGTTTTGGAACGTGTACAGGCTTACTGACTCTCTTCCCGATTCTTACGAGTGTCTTTCCAACATTCAAGACTTCTGTGATGAAGACATTTCATGCTATTACGAAAAAGCAGCAATCATTGAAGAGATTGCAACACAGCAGTTCTTTGAATCTCAGAAGCTTGACTTCATCTCCATGCTCTTTCTTGCTGCAAGGCTTGATAACATCCCTAAACTGCCTTACGAGCAAGTTTTAATCGACGAAAGCTACGACATCAGCCCAATTACGCTAAAGCTCTTTAAGCGCCTGTTAAAGCCTTCTGCTCAAATCATTGCTTGTGGAGACTACTACCAGAATCTCTACAAATCTCTCAACATGACGCACACAGACAATGGTGAAGTCATCAGAGAATGGTGGAATTGTGAGTCTCTCCCTCTTCCTATCTCCTACAGATGTCCTGAAGCTGTGGTGAGTGAGGCAAACAGCTTTGTTCCCTCAATGCAACCTTTCAGTGCAGGTGGAATCGTCTCACGCTGCTCAGAGCTTCCTCTAGACCTGCCTGTGGGCAGTATTGTTCTAGGAGCAAAGTACGAGGATTTCATTGGAGAGTTCATCTCTCGTCGTATGGAAGGACAGAAAGTGATTCTTAAAGGCCACAATTTCATTGAAGAAAGCCTTAACACTGCTAAAAAGATAGTGAAAAATGGTAAAAGCTACCAATTTCCGCATCTTGTAATGTGTGCCGAAGATGTGATTAACGAGAAGCTTAAGAGGCTTCCCTTCACTCTGGGAGGACTGGAAAAGAAAAAGCACTTTACTAACGTGCTACGCGCACTAAGTGAGTTAGGAGCTAGGTTCACCACATTAGAAGAAGCAGAAAAGTTTGCTAGTTCTACTAATAAAGAGCAAAAACCTGATATAATATTTAGTACGGTGCATCGAGCAAAGGGAAGTGAGTCTCCTCATGTGTATGTAATGAACTACTCAGAGCTTAAAAGAGATGCCATACAAGGCGACTTTGAAAGATTGAAGCTTGCTTTTGTTGCTACTACCCGCTCACAGGAAAATCTTACTCTCGTAGGTTAAATGACATGTCTAAGGAAAAGAAAACTAAGTGGGCGATTGCTGACCTTCACTTAGGACAGACAAACTGCTTTGAATGGAGGAATGAACAAGGAAAGAAAGTTCGCCCCTTTGCTTCTCATGACGACTACTGGGAAGTTATTAAATCTGCGTGGAACTATAAGGTGAGTCCTCAAGATAAAGTTTACATCTTAGGTGATTTGGCTATAAAAAAAGCAGCCATTCAATTAATTACACAACTTAATGGGCATAAGACCCTTATTGCAGGAAACCATGACATTTTTAGCACCAAGCTTTACTTAGATGCAGGTATTGAAGAAGTGCGTGGTGTGCGAGTATTTACACAAGGAAGTTTGTATGTAGAAAGTCCTGCGGTGATTCTAAGTCACATTCCTCTAGCTCTTGATTGTGTGTTTGGTAAATGGTTAAACATTCATGGTCACCTTCATGCCAGGAAGCTTGATGATGATTATAATTATGCTTGCGTTAGCATAGAACAAACAGGATTTGCGCCTGTGAATTTAGAACAATTAGTAAGAAAAGTGAGGTACCAATAGTGATAATCGAAGGTAGAGAGTGCCGACTGGTGTATCAACGAGGTTATTATGACCTTATCTGTGAGGAAATTAGCTACGGCAAAGATGTGACGAAGTTTATTGAAAACATCACTGGTGTGGAAGTCATTCTAGACCCTAATTGTTGGATATTCCGTACTAGCGTACTTGACCCTGACTCGTCTCAAGGACTAAGCTTTGAGAAACGAGAGTGGGCGGCACTAGAACTGAGTAACACTGGCAATACGCAGGAGGAAATTGAGGAGTTTGTGAACTTCTTGCCTTCTCTTGAGAGCGTTTACACTAAAGAAGAAGGGCGAGAGTTCTTGAAAGATTTGCGCGAGGTTGTCGTTGCTGTGCTACAAAGCAAGAAAGCTTATCTCAGTTCATGGGAAGTGGACTAGCACTTCTTAATGCGTAAAGTCAAAAGAAAACGAAGCTCCCCACAGCCAGTAAACTGGCGAGGAGAGCGCACAATCAAAGAAAGCATACTTAAGCAGTTGGGAAGTAGACTAACATGAAAGAACTTGCAGGAAAGGTTACACTAAGCTACAGACAGAACCGTGACAGCTACAAGCACGACCTTTACATTGAAGTGCGGGATGAATCCTCTAGACTTCCTGTACTAGAAATTAAGATTGCAGCAGAGGAGGTAAGCGAAGTATTTAGCAACATGGCAGAAATTCCTATGACTTACGAGTTTTATGAGAACTCTGACAGACTAGGTAAGACTTCGACGCATTACAGCATGACGTTGTTTCTTCCTCCAGACACTCCTAATTATGGCAAACAGAAAGAATTTGCCGCAACTACTCTCATTAAAGCTTGGCACGATGCACAAGAAGATAGAGAAAAGTTAGAGCCTTCATACTATTTTGGTAGTAAGAACACCTTTAAGGACACTCCTGGCGGAGACCAAACAGTAACATTCTCTGTTAGACGCTACGACTAGCAAAGAAGCCTACAGCGAAGCGAGTACTTCGCCGCGTAACGTACAACTCAACTCACCACATTTAGCGTCTCACAAGAGGCGCTTTTTGTTGTGCGAATCTGAATTATGAAAGGATTATGAAAAAAGTACACAAATCAAAATACTAAAAAGTAGTATTCTAAGGTGTCCACATCTAGCTCTTCTTCCACTACTTTCGTACTCCCTCCTAACACGGATGCCCCCTCCCTTCGTCGTTCCATTCCACAGCTTGCCTCAGCCTCTGCTCAAGCTCAA